ATGGCTATACTTAGAAAAAATGACGTCGTAAAAGAACGTCCAGTTATCATTGTCTTGTATGGTACACCTGGTACCGGTAAGACATCGTTGGCAACAACTGCCGAGAGTCCTATGTTGATAGACACAGACCGCGGATTTGATAGAGCAGTGCAGCGTCCAGACATCGTTGTAACAGCATCGCAGTGGGAAGACATATACAATGAGGAAATCATTGGTAAATATGTCATCGAGAATGGCGTACAGGTTTGGAAACCTGGGCTTATTTCAGAATGTAAAACTATAGTAGTTGACACGGCAAAGGCTATGCTTGATGACTATCTTAGCGCATATGCCGTGAAGATGGACTATAAACTAGAGAAGAACTCGCTTAAACGTTACGGCCTTATGGGAGAATTGTTTAAGCAGTTTGTCAGCGTTCTTCGTGCGAACGAGTCTGATATCGTTTTTATCTGTCACGATAAAGAAAATACAGACGGAGACATAACAAAACACTCTCCTGATTGCACAGGTCAGTCAAAGGACTTGCTTATTCGCATAGCAGACCAGGTCGGTTACATTTGTAAGGAAAACAACAATCGTGTGATAAAATTTGAGCCTACAGACAACAGAGTAGGTAAAAACGTAGCTGAGATACCAGACACATGGATTCCAAATTATGGTACAACAGAATTTGAGACCTGTATGGCTGACATCATCAAGCGCGTGAAGAAAGCCATCATTTCTAAGTCGGATGCACAAGTAAAGGCTAAGAAAGATGTAGATGAAGCTCGCAAGAAGCTTGCGATGGTTAATGATGCAGAAGGCGCAAACGCCCTTATTGAAGTGGCTCATGGTCTTGCTAAGATACACCAAAAAGCCTTCATGAACCAAATGATAAAAGAATTGTCACAGAAGGGCATAGTTTTCGACAAGGTAACTAAAAAGTTTGTACAGAATGACAAAACCGCAGGTTCGGGTAACGTTGCTTGAAAGCTTTAGACGTTATATATCGGGAGAATATGCTTATGTTGATGAGCAGAGTGTCATCGATAATATAACTAAGAAGTTTGAAGGAAATGACTACACACGTATAGGTACAGCCTTCCACTCTATTGTAGAGACAGGCAAACCTATATGTGAGGTCGTTCCTGAAGGAGAGCGGCATTTTACCTATTATAACAAAGATAGGACAGAGCATGTTCCATGTGGAAGAAAGTTCGTTTATGATGGAGGCGAAGCCATTCTTGATATTCCACAATGCAAGATTGCTCTTGAATATAGAAATGAGCATATAAAAGCATTTCATGAGGTTCGGGAATATAAGGATTTTGGGAGAGCCATCGTAACGGGCTGCGCAGACATGATAGACGGTGTTGAAATACGAGATATAAAGACCAAGTATAGTACCGTCTCTGCAGATGACTATATAAATAGTTGTCAGTGGAAGTATTATCTTGAACTTTTCTGTGCAGACACTTTCCATTTCGACCTTTTTGTATTTGAAGGTTACAACAAAGACAAGCACAAAGGCGATGTTCGTGGTCTACAGCTATCGCGTATAGATCCGCCAATAACTTGCTATAGATACCCACAGATGGAAAATGACAATAAAGCTTTATTAGACGACTTCATGGAGTGGGTTGAGTATAGAAACTTATTAAGTTACTTACCAAAAGTAGAGACATATGGCTAATACAATGACAGGAAGGATTTTGTCTATTGGAGATGTTGAATCAATACAAGGCAAAAGCGGTAATACGTTTAATAAAAGAACATTAGTTTTGAATTGTACGTATTCAAACTATGGTGAAGTATATGAGAACTATCCGAGTTTTGAATTCTCCGGACGACATATCGATGATTTATCCGACTTTAAGGTCGGAGATGTAGTGACTGTTTCGTTCGTTATACAAGGAAATAAGTATAAAAAAGAGAATCAACCAGAGAAATTCTTTAATACAATAGCTGGTTACAAAGTAGAGTATCACCATCGCAATGATTCTCCTAAGAGTTCTTTGCAAAGAGATTCACAAACAACAACTACAGCAGAACAAAAAGTAGATGATTTGCCATTCTAATGATATTCAATCTTAACAACGAAGTTGATAGGGTTCGCTATAAGGACTATTGCAATGGTCTTTATAGCGATTCCATAAAGACAAGGAACGCATTTATTGTTGAGGTGAAGAAAAAACATCGTCCGCGTTCTATTGCGCAAAATAGTTATCTACATGTTTGTCTTGCTTACTTTGCGTCAGAATTTGGTTACAATCTTGAAGAAGTAAAATATAATATCTTCAAAAAGATTGTGAATCAAGATATTTTCTCAAAACAGAGATTAAGCAAACGAGGTCAAATGGTAACTTATTGGCGTAGTACTGCAGACTTGGACACTAAAGAACTAACCGATGCGATAGAGAGGTTTCGTAACTATTCAGCAATGGTTGCAGGCTTATACATACCAGAGCCGAATGAAGAAAGTGCTTTGTTAGAGGCGCAAAAACAAATAGCATTATACGAAAAATATTTATAGATATGAAATCAGATTTAAAGGGCTATACTCCAATAAACGTAGAGTACGTTATTGAAGAAGAGGCGAAAGAGGTTTTTCCGTTAAGCCTTGACTTCTCTTCTCTTGAAGAAGAAAAACTAAATGGCGAAAAACCTATAACAAATAAGCGGGATGCGCTTAAGTTCATCGGAAAGGTATTTACCGCGACATTCCCTGATAATGAATTGGTAACGCGCAAACTCGATGACTTCGAGAAGCAAAACATTCGTGAAGAATATTGCACCCTCGAAGAAAACGATGTACCAAAACGCAAACTCGAATTAGAAATTGCTATAGAAAGGGCAAAGAAAATGAAAAAGGATGCTGAGGAAGCATATGCCTCAGTACTCATGGAGGTTGCCAAATATGCCGCTGAGGTAAAACTTGGTACAATCGATGTTAGACTTAAGGCTAAAGATACATTCTGTATCGCCTTAGCAGGGTATTATCTTGTTTACTCCTGGGACAATACAAAAGAATGTTTCGTGTTAGCGAAGGCTTATGAAATACCGGATAGAACAGAACTTTGGGCAAACGAAGAAAAGAACAGGAAAGCCATGAAGGAGTTGTTCGGGTTAGACTTCGCTGAGATGGAGCTAATATCAGATACTTCTCAAGAAGAAAATATTGACGATACAGAAGATGATGATTTGCCATTTGGGGAATAATGTACAATCTAAGGTATTATCAAAAAGAAGCGAGTGATGCAGCCGTTAAGCTATTCACTGGTAAGACAGACAAGAATGGCTTAATTGTTATACCAACTGGTGGTGGTAAATCCCTCATTCTTGCCGATATTGCCTCTCGGCTGGAAGGGCCATTATTGGTATTCCAGCCGAGCAAGGAGATATTGCAGCAGAATTTCGCGAAGTTGCAAGGTTATGGCATAGTAGATTGTGGATGCTATAGCGCCTCTGTTGGATGTAAAGATATCAATAGAATAACTTTTGCAACCATAGGTAGCGTTATGAATCACATGAGGGATTTTGATTGCTTTAGGAATATCATCATTGATGAAGCGCACTTTGTCAATTCTAAGGCTGGACAATATAAACAGTTCATAGAAGCTAAAAGCCGACAGGTGGTTGGTCTTACAGCCACACCTTACAGGCTTGATAAGTGCACAGGAGGTTCTATGTTGAAGTTCCTTACACGTACTCGCCCGAGAATATTTTCCAAGGTTATATACTGCTGCCAAATAGGCGAGCTTTTGTCAAAGGGGTTTCTAGCTGCATTGAGTTATTACGATTTAACATCTATCGATCTTAGGCGAGTTCGAAGTAATTCCACTGGTGCAGACTATGAAGAGAAAAGTCTCATTGCAGAGTATGAGAGAAGCGGGTTCTACGATAAATTATCGGACACTGTAGTAAAGGTGATGCGCCCCAAAAGTGGAATACCTCGTAAAGGCATATTGGTATTCACTGCATTTAGAAAAGAATCCGACAGTCTTGTTCGAAAACTCCGGACACTTGGTGTTGATGCTGCAATAGTCACATGTGATACGCCGAAGAAGGAACGCGAGGATATTCTCAGTAAGTTCAAGCGAGGTGACATAAAGGTCGTCAGTAACTGTGGTACACTAACTACAGGATTTGACTACCCAGAATTAGATACTATAATTTTGGGTAGACCGACGAAATCGTTAGCCCTTTACTATCAAATGGTCGGGCGTGCAATAAGACCGTCAAATGGTAAGGATGGCTGGATTATAGATCTTGCCGGGAATTACAGGCGTTTCGGTAATGTGGCCGACTTATATATTGCAAGACCACCAGGAACAACGAAATGGGATGTGTATTCACGGGGGAGACAACTAACAAGTACAATTTTATGATAATTAAGTACAATACATACGAATCAATCTTAGGTGTTGATTATATCACGCCTTGCCCACATAGTCAGGAAGGGAGATATACGCACGAAACGATAAATGTCGGAAGTCGTGCATGTTGTAGATGTCCCTACTATATTAGTAAAGATACAGAAAAAGTTAATTGTAAATTTAAAGAGAAAAATGTTTCCGTTTTACCGAAAGAAAAAAACGCAATCTTCGTCTTCAAAAAAGAAAGGTAGTAGTGCCGACTTGATAAAGAGGCTTGATAAGGTGTTCGCTTGCTACATTCGCCTTAGAGACGTTATGCCAAACGGCATGGGGAAATGCATTAGTTGTGGGAAAATAAAGCCATACAGAGAAATAGATTGCGGTCATTTCTTTGGTCGTGCAAATATGGCGACACGCTTCGACGAAGACAATTGCAATGGAGAGTGTAGAGGGTGCAACAGAGCTTCGTCAGACCATCTTATTTTTTATCAAGAGAATCTCATTAAGAAGATTGGAGTTGCACGTTTCTCGTCACTGAGAGAGAAAGCTCGTTCGACAAAGAAATGGGAGGCAGACGAACTACAGAGGTTGATTGAATATTACAATAAAGAAGTAAAAAGATTAAGCTATGAAAAAGGAATCCATGTGTCAGTATAACAATAAAAGCCCGACGTTTCACAACGTCGAGCTTCTTAACCAATTAAATTCACTAAAGATTTAATGAATTATAGATGCAAATTTAAATAAAAAATTTGAATATGGCAAATGTTATCAACATGAACACTTTCAAAAGAAACACTTGCATGAAAAATATATAACTCTACTACTACCGCAAAAATACAAAAAATAATCAATTTATGCAAATATATCAATCTTTAAATGTGGATATTTTAGTATATTTAACTATAAAAATTATTCTATTTGCTCAAAAATTCATAACTTTGCCTATAGAAAAATGTATAACAATATAAGATACGATAAAGATGGTTTACATTATTAATACATATAAAAAATCTAATTCAGGATTGAAAACACATCCTGAATCATACGAGTATCGCGTTCAACCATAAGAACTTATAAATTATGAAAAAGGTTGATTACTCTAAATTGCTTTGTTCCTTTTGGGAAAAGAGGATAGTTTGCGCGCTGACAAGTTGCGAAGCAGATTTCTATTACTATTTGCTGAAACAATGCGACTTGGGTAACTGGGCAAACCCATTCAAATTGCCGACGAAGAAGTGCGAGTTAGAACTTGACTTCAGTAGAAAGACAATTAGTAGTGTTAGAAACTCTTTACATCAGAAAGGATTTATAAATTTCAAAGCGAGCAAGGTAAGAGGAGAAGTGGCGGAATATGAAATAGTTGGACTTGCAGCGTTTCTTGTGGAAACACAAACGGAAACGCAAAGTGGTACACAAACGGAAACGCAAAGTGGTACACAAACGGAAACGCAAAGTGGTACACAAACGGAAAGAAAAAAAGAAGACATTCCCCCCATACCCCCTATAGAAGAAAAAAAGAAAGAAGTGTCTTATCAGACGGATAGCGGTCGAACGACCGCTGGGACTTTGCATCAGCGGTGTCGTAAGTTTTTCGAAGCGTATGTATCTGAACGATACCCCGAAGAATATTACTGGACGGCAAAAGATGCTGGGCAACTAAAGGTTCTACTAAATGCCATCCGTTTCACTCGTAAAAGTCACAAAGCGGAAGACGGTCACGCTGACCCGCGTCCGACCGACGACGAGAATATGTTCAGTGCATTCAAGGCTTTTGTAGAGTACGCTTACAATAAAGGCGACACATGGTTACTTGGAAATTTTACCATACCAAACCTAAGTTCACGATACAACTCATTGCGTCAAACAACAAACAGAATAGAAAAAAATGGAACACACCGAAGAAAAGAATCAGGCGTACCAACCTACGCAAGCAAGGACGAATATGACAAGGGGTTTGCGACTCCAGCTAAGCGATAGAGAAGCAAAGAACTTGATTTATGGCTTCTATAAAAGAGAAGTCGAAGTAAGGAAACGTATCTTTCAGTTTACGAAAGAGTTGCGGAACAATATTTCCCGTATTGGCGATTTTCTTACTGTTGAAGACAACTTCTATGGGCTCTTTATCCCCGGTACAGTCGGTAACGGCAAAACCACTATGATGAGAGCCATAAAGGATTTGCTCGTATACCTAATAGACAAAGAAAAAATAATCTATTGCGAGGGAGACAAATATCCAACTTTTATTACTGCAAGAGAGTTGGCAGAGTTGTCATGTGATAGAAGTGCTTTCAGAATCGTTAAGAACACGAAATATTTGTTCATTGATGATTTAGGAGCAGAACCAGTAGAAATCTCCAATTACGGAAATTTTATATACCCCTACATTGACGTACTTGAGTACAGATATGATAGGTTACTACCAACTTTTATCTCTTCTAATTTCAGTGCAAGCGACTTGGGTAATAAGTATGAGAGCGAGCGTGTGACCGATAGAATGAAGGAAATGTTTCAAATTATCAGCTTTAAGGAGGAGTCATTCAGATGAGCACAGATACAAAAAATGCCCCACTAATAAATGATATTGGAGAAGAGAAGTTTGTAATAGGCTGCTTGCTTATGGATCAGACTGCATACACAATTGCGAGTCAGCATTTGACTGACGACTGTTTTTACGACAGCACATGTAAGAGCATCTGGAAGGCCATAGACATGATGGGCAAAAATGGCATCCCAATAGACCTAATTACGGTTTCAGCCGAATTGGCGAAGAAAAAAGAGCGGATTTCGGCGATAGACCTTGTAAACATCACGTCTATGGTTGCATCTACCGCAGGGATGGAATATCATATTATACGCCTCGTTGATTTAAGCAGGAGACGCAAGATGTGGCTGATAGGACAAAAACTATCAAACGTTGGGCTTTCAGAAGAAATACCCACAGCAGATGCACATCAGCAAGCAATAGATGGCATAAATGGTGTTTTTGAGCAAGCGGAAGGTGTCTTTACGCTTGAAGATTCCATGAAGTGTTTGAATAGCATTATCAGCTTAAACATGAAGCATGGCGGTGTTACTACTGGCACTAAGACAGGATTTGCACCATTTGATGCAAAGGGTGGACTGCAAAAATCGGATTTGATAATCATAGCCGGCGAGACTTCAATGGGAAAGAGTTCACTCGCGTTGACAATAACAAGACATGCGATAGAGACAAACGAAAAGGTCGCGTTCTATTCCATGGAGATGACCAAGGAACAATTGGCAGCTCGAATGATTTCGGCAAAAACAAACATACCTGCAAATACAATACTTTACTCAGGAAATATGTCTTCAGAAGAAATAAAGATGATAGACGAAGCACGGGGCGCACTTCCTGGAAAGAACCTTTTCTTCGACGATAAGAGCACATCAAACATAGACTCCATTTTATTATCAATAAGAATGATGAAAATGAAATCTGACATAGGCGGAGCTGTAGTTGACTATCTTCAAATACTCAACGTAAATTCTAAAAACACAAGCTTTAGTCGAGAACAAGCGATTGGTGACGCTGCACGTAGGTTCAAAAACCTAGCAAAAGAACTCGGTATTTGGATAATAGCACTAAGTCAATTATCACGCGATAGTAACAATCCTGAGCCGAACCTAAACCGCCTTAGAGACAGTGGACAGATAGGAGAAGCAGCAGATATAGTGATGCTCATATACCGACCAGAATATTACAATCGAAGTTATCCTGCCCCATATGACAATCGTGAAGAATATCCAATTGAAGGAACAGCAATGATAGATGTAGCGAAAGGAAGAAACATTGGAACGTTCAAATTCTTTCTTGGCTTTGACAAAAAGACAACCAATTTCTACATATCCGATTCTTTCTCAAACACGCCGCATCTAACAGACGCAAACGAGCCAATTGAAGAAGACGCACCATTCTGATATTCAGCAAGTTACAAGTTTTAAATTTAGTATATTTAACTAAAATATCTATTGGTATATTTGCATATATACAAATAAATTAGTACCTTTGTATATAGTTAAGAAGCAGGTAGAATTGACTAACAGGTCGCTACCTAACAAGTTAAACCAATTAAAACATTAAAGATTATGAAAGCAATAAAGATTAACAACTTCCCAGAATCATTGGTACTCGTTTTCGTTGAGAATAATATAACATTCGCATACAATTGGGGAAACGCAATTGTTATGGGTACAAGCAGCATAGAGAAACTTAAGGCTCGCTTGATGAAAATAGGTGTAGCCCCCTCTGATGTTGAACTTCTTTCTTGCGAGGTGATTGAACTTAACAACGCAAGTGATATATACGATTTTTAACCAATTAAATCCACAATATAATGAATACCATAACATTAGATTTCGAAAAATTAGTAGAAGCAATGGTTGTTTCGTTCAAGTACAACACAAAAGAAGAACATAGAGGCGCATTAGCTATGCTGAGCATGATTGTTGGCAATGGAGATATGTATAACAAGATTTGCGAAATAGCTGAAAAGAAACTCGCAGAAGAAAAGAACAACGAAAAGTAATATAGGAGATACGGCAATGACAAAAGAAAAAGAAATTCAGATTTTACAATCACTTAAAGGTGATACGTATTTTGCACAGATGTTTGGCGACGACATCGACAGGATGTGCGAGAACATTAGCGTTGATTTCCCAATCGAGAGCGGCTGTAAATTTAACACAAAAGCCGAGGTTTTACAAAAGGAGCTTAAAGAACAAAAGGAGCAAGCGAAGCAGGAGGCATTGGATTTTGCTTTCGGCATCATCCTCGATTTTCGCGAAGGCAACGGTGTGCGCGACAAGGTTTATCAGACGATAGAATCTCGCATCGGTATTGATGAGATGATTAAGTTCAAGCACTCACAAAAAATAGAGCTTTCCGATACGGAAATCAACTACCTGGTCGGCAAGCTTAGATAACAGTTTATACCATCCGTGCTGCGATGTGGCGCACAAGTAGTTCAAGCCTGCGCACGGAACAAAGACCTCATTAGTCTTAGGCAGTCTTATAGATTTTCGGTTATCAGTTACCTTTGAGCCGTTTCCTGCCTCACAAACAAAGAAAGGACTGAAAGGGGAAAGGGTGAGGTGAACACTAAACACAGCAGGAAAGGGTGCTTAATCCCACCGCCAAACCTTGGTAATGGCGCAAAATCACAAGGCGTGAGCACAACACGACAAAAGCCGTAGAGCAAAGACCATGCTCTTGCTACATAAGCCGTAAAAATCCCAGGGAAGGGCAGAACCAAGGAAGAAGGAAAACTTCATTTAATAAGGCAAACCAAACATCCGCCACGATGTTTATTGGTCATGTGGCGATGGTGTGCGAACCATCTAAAATAATGAAGCACGTTGGAACAAACGTTAAGTACAAGATGATAACTTTGTAATAATCCGTTGGGCGAAAACGTTAAGCGCATTTAAACATTCACTCAAAACACATACAATATGGAAACAGCATCAATAATCGTAGAAATCGGAACTGTTTGCAATGGTAATATCGTAAAAAACGAGGTCACATTACAAATACCGAGAGAAGCAGCGGTGATAATAAGCGAGGCTTGGAACAGCGATGAGCTGCCGCAGCGCGAAGCTATTGTGGCGCACAATTTTTTGGGCAACCAGTTTGCACACTGTGACCTTGTAATTGATAACGGCATCGGCGGAGGTATGCTTAATATGGTAAAAGAAGACACTGACGACGAAAAGTATTTCAGTGTGGAAGAATACGAAAAAGAAGAGTAAATGGCAGCGTTAAACATTAATACACGATACAACTGTGAAACGTGTGAAGCAGCCGACAAATACGGTAGAGGATGTAAGCATGGACTTATGTTTCCTGTCGTGCTGACCATGCTGAAAGCTTACAACTGTCCCAATTATAAATTCAAAAACAAAGAATAATATGATAGAAATTCCAAAGTCAAATGCCCGTGAGCAACAGGAAAACGAACTTGCATCATGGGTGCTCGAGAAACTGGAAACAAGAAACGAAGTACAAATTTTACAGCGAACCGATGGTTGTTGCGCAGGAAATTGGGTTGGTAGTTTGCCCGATGAAAAATGGCACATATCGTCTTTTGAAGCGGTGGAAAACGTTGTACGAGCGTTTCGCCGACAAGGGTACGCCGTTACCGAGCATCGCTCGATGCGTTACCCAAGTGCTTATATAAACTTTAGAAAATAACGGTATGGCTACAGTTAGGAAACCACAAGAAGCACCGACATCGTCGCCAGCTTGCACGCAAGAAATACCTACATTATCGTCCGTCTACGTTGTCGTTGGCGAGTCTTACGACCAGATGGAGGACAACGAAAAGGATGTAATAAATATCCGGCACGGTATTCTTCGCATCTTTGCAACTAAGGAGGATGTAAAAGCTTACATACAAAAATATTTCGACGAAGCTTTCCCTGACGACGCAACGCTTTACACGCTGGAAGATAAAAAAGGACTGTACAAAGCAAAGATAACCGTAAAGGTTCGAAATAACTTAAAAAGCGCCGTTTCGTGTGAAGGTAGTCTTGAAGGTCGCGTCTACAACCTAAGTATAGAAGCTTACAAGGTCGACATCACTACCGGCACCGACGGACTGGTTGGCGACGACGATTTAGATGATGCCTTGTATGAATAAAAAAATATATACACCACAAATGTTGGCAGAACATTTTAAGGTAACTACACTTAATCCATACAGTATAAGGTTTCAGGAGCCTGTAAATGTTCAAGGGAGAAAGAGATACAATAAAGCTGAAGCCGTTAGTTTATCCGTAACAGAAAACAGAAAATTCGGTTTTTCATCTGTAGTTCATGTCATCGTGGATGGACATTACAGAAAAGTTAATTGGGATAAACTTTCAGACAGCGAAAAAATACTAATACAAAACAAATTAAATATATAAAAAGATGGTAAAAGGAACTGAAACGTTCAAGAAAGTAATAAAAGGCTATCTTGATAATAGGGCAGCCAATGACGATTTGTTTGCTGCACGTTATAACAATAAGGATAAGTCAATTGACGAATGTTGCGATTATATAATCGAGCAGGTAAAGAAAACAGGATGCAATGGATTTGTCGATGAAGAAATATTTGGCATGGCAATTCACTATTATGACGAAGACGGTATAAAACCGCAATGTAGCCATTCTGCATGCTCTGTTATAGTAAACCTTTCTGACCACACGAAAGAACAACTCGAACAAAAAGCGAAAGAAGAATTTCAAGACAGATATCTCGCCAAGCTTGAGGCAGAGGATAAAGCTAAAAAAGAATCAGCGAGGCGCAAGGCTCAAGAAAAGAAACAAAAAGAAGAGGCGGCTGGTCAGCTTAGCCTGTTTGATATCTAAATCTAAAAAAAATGAAGCCACGAAACAAATTAGAAAGGGAGGTAGTGGAACTATCTGCTAAGCTCCCAATTATATCCCAACATCAAGAAAAATGGGCAAAAGAACGCCTTATTAGAATAGAAGAGGCTTATAATCGTTCATCACGTATAACAGTCAGTTCTTTTCTTGTTATAACAACATACAAAGGGTGGCAAGTAATAAGGTATTACATGATGTACACAAAGGTTGCCTATCATAAGGCTATAAAAACTTGGTTCGTAGAGTGTTTTCAACATTGGCTAAAAGACGGGAAATACGTTTTTCTTTCGAAACCGAGAGCAATGGGATATATAAACGATGCTTTTATACCATTTGCAGAAATGACAATAAAGCGTGATTATTGCTCTTACCTTGGTGATCCTCGTGATGTTTGTGAGTGGTCTGGAGTTTACTATGCAAGACTTCAACCCAAATACAAATATATATTGCAAAATAGAAAGGACATTGACGTTGATGTATTATTACGCACCGTTAATGCAAGCCCATATAACGAAACACTTCTTCGCAAATATCCTAAAGTATGGGTAGAAAGCAGGACTAAGGGCTTTATATATGACACCGAAAAAACTGCGGCAATCAAGATAGCAATACGACACAAGTATAGGACAACGCCAGAATGGTACGATATGATAGATAACCTCGCATATCTTAAAAAAGACTTACATAATCCAGCATTTGTGTGCCCGGCAAACTTACATGAAGCTCATGACAAATGGATGGCAGCAGCTCAAAAAAAGAGAGAACGCATGTCAGACAAAATGACAAAGTTAAGACAAATAGCAGAAGAAAAGGCAGAGCTTCGACGTTTAGAAGAGGCGGAGAAATATAATGAGAAGCTACGCAATGAAGCCAAATCTCTATCGGCACTATATATTAAAAAACGGGAACGCTACTTCGACATAGATATTACAGATGGTATTATACACATCCAAGTTCTAAAGTCAGTGGATGAATTTTTCGAAGAAGGCAAAGAAATGTGTCACTGTGTTTTTTCAAATAGATATTATGATATAAATAGAAAGCCGAATTGCCTTATATTATCAGCCAGGATAAATGGCAAACGAACAGAGACGATAGAGGTGGATTTATCCTCTAATTTAGTTATTCAATGCCGCGGAAAGCACAATATGGATAGCAAATACCACAAACAGATTATGAACTTAATCGACTCTAATATGTGGCAGATAAAACTATTACATGAACACCATGCAAATGCTGTATAAAAATGGCGTTTTTGATTAAAACAGCCCTTAATATATTTGCATATATGCGAATAAATTAGTACCTTTGTATATAGAAAGTTGGAAGTTAGATTTGATTGTCCAAATCATCCGAATAAGTTAAACCAATTAAATTCAGTGTAATATAAATACAAAATAAAAAGTCCAAACATCCACAAAGCGGAGACAAATAATGTTAAATTATTGTTAAATATCAATATATATCACAACATATATCAAAATAATCACTATTTTTGCAATCAAATGACATACGACTACGACAAATTAAGAGAGTACATTAAACGATGTAATTGGTGTTGGGCTCAGTCTATGATAGAAGTGCCGCATGAATACATTCATCGTGACAAGTGCGCATTGACTCGCGAAGAGTTCTATTATTTCGTTAGCGCCCAGCGTGAGAACGGAATACACGAACGATGGGGTAAATACAATTTCCCATATCTTTACCTGGACGGATACAAGTATTGGACAATGGGAGACCCATTTGAAACCACTTGGATTTTAAATCGCCAGAAGGTTTTCAACGAATTTGACTTTCTCGACTGGCCGATTCCAAGACTTCATACAAACCAAGAAATGGACATGATGGCGAAAACCATTTTGTATTCATTTAAAGAAAAGAAGGTTTTTGAGGCTGGAATAGGAAATGGCGATTTCGTGAAGTTGTCTAAAATCCGACCGGAAATGTATTATGGGGTTGACCCTAGCAAAAAGTCAATATTGCAGTTCCGTGCGAACGCATTCGGATTTTATAGAAGGTGCTCTACAAAGTCATTCGAAGAGTCAATCAACAAATGGCTTTCAGCAGACAGCGTCGTAATTTCTCTATTTGGAACAGCATCGTATTTCATGCATCAGTATCTAGAGAAACTTGGTAAGAGTGGGATTGATTACTGTTTGATGTTTTATCGAGAGGACTTCGAACCTGAAGAGTTCAAAGATATGCATCACTTTAAGTACGACCGGGTACAATTGAAGTCAATGTTCCCAGGCTGCAATCTCTACAACCACCAAAAATACATAACAATATCAAACAAAAAGTTAGTTTGGCAGCAACCGACAATAGAAAATGAATTATTCCCAGTATGATGACATAGCAGTCAATTATGACAACCTCTTTCGTGATGAAAGTAGTTTAGTCGAGAACCGTGAGGTGGGAGCGATGCTTCCACCTCTCAAAGGTTCTGTCTTAGATATCGGTTGTGGAACAGGATTGCTAACGGAGGTATACGACATATCTCCACAGGATTATTTGGGCATCGATCCTAGTATTGGAATGTTAACACAGTTCCGCAAGAAACATCCAGAGTTTGCAGAACGTCTTGTAAACGAACCGTTCACTGGCAAAAACATAGATTGTAAAAAGTTTGATAATATTGTCGCTATGTTCGGTTCTCCGTCATACTTGTCAGGTTACGCCGTAGTAGCTATATCTAAGAGCAATGCCCGCAAGTTTCTTATGTTCTATAAGGAGGGTTATCATCCTGTCACATATGAAAAATGCGATGTCGAGTTTTCACATAATGTGTATTCAAAGAAATCCCTTATTCATTTGTTTGGAGAAAATAACGTATCAGAATATCACAACTATATAATTGTAAATAGCCAATGAAACAGAAAGGGTTGCGTTATGATGGAAGTATTGATAAATACCCCATAACAGAAGGAGAAGTCTATTGTTTGGACAATGGAAGTAAAATCACCATTGCTGATATTACATTAGAGCTTCCTGAGTTTTCGAAAAAGGCAGATTGTGTGTTTATTGACCCTGCTGGAAACAAGGGTGTTCTAAAGGCTTACTATACAAAAGCGGAAAAAGAATGCCCAGTCCAAAGCTTTGACGAGTTTGTTACACACATTAAAAAATGTATCGAACAAATAAAGCCAGACAGGCTTTTTGTAGAGTGCTTTGCTCGTAATAAGACTCAAATTATCAAAATGGTTGAGTCTTTATTCCCATGTGTTAAAATTTACAATAACACATATTACCACAGTCCTAAAAATGCTTGTTGGATAGTACAAGGAACAAAACAGCCAGAGGATTGGAAACTTGAAGGAATGGATGAATGGGAAGCCGTTTTCAAAATATGTGAAGATGTTCCTTTCAAAGCCATAACAGATTTCTTCTTGGGACAAGGGCTCGTCGCTGAGGCAGCTTTTAATGCCGGTAAGGTATTTTATGGAAGCGACATGAATCGCAATAGACTTGCCGTTGCTATAAACCGCATAGCAAAACGAGGAGGAGATTGGACAATAAACAAATAAAAATCCTATGATAAAGCTATCACAAATTATTATCCTTAACGTTCCCAAAAGAGAACGTGAGGGCAAGTATCTAAAAAAACTTATAGAGACAAGTGCTAAGCCTTTTGGTATAGAGGTAAGTATTTCCATGGATAGAGGTTTAGGATTGTGGGATAATTACTCAAGAGCGCTAACGCAGGATGTAGCCGAGGGAACACACAGAATGATTATCCATGATGATATATCTTTTGACAGAAACATTCTCGAGAAAATACTTTACATTCTTTCTCATGCCCCTGAGCACAACATTATCAGTTTTTACAATCCAACCAATGGAGATTATATGGACTGCTTTAATAAAGGCAAGCATGTAATCTCAACAAAGACAAACTTTTGGCTACAGGCAAGTGTTTACCCAAACGACTTGGCGAAGGATTTCGTAGAGACATCTAATAAAATGACTGATGACCAAACCAGATATGACGACTCACGACTTAAAGCATATTTGCAGGCGAAAGGAACGTGTCTGTATGCTATCGTTCCCGGTTTGGTTCAGCATTTTGGTGCATACAGAAGCACTTTTGGGAATCCAGGTTCCGTCGGAGGGATACAGCGCTATAGCAACACATATAACAACCAGTTAGATGTAAAGACTATCAATTGGGAAGAGGAATTTAAAACTCCATATCTCGCAAAATCAAGCAAAGATTGGGTCAAAGAAATAGTAAATAAGGAATTTTTCGATGAATACAAGAAACTCTAAAGAAAACCTTGCTTTAAAATTGGCGAAAGACAATATAGAGGTAGAACAGGTGAAACCACTGCATATTGACTACATTAAAGTTGATGACATTTATCCAAATGACTACAACCCCAACACTCATGATGCAGATAGCTTTGACTTGCTCGTAAAGTCCTTGCTTTATTTTGGCTTTACCCAACCTATCGTTGTTAATCGCTCTACAATGCAGATTGTGGATGGAGAAAACCGCTACAGAGCCGCTTGCGTGATTGGATATGAAATGGTTCCAGTTTGTTTTGTTGACTTCGATGAAGAAAAACTTAAATATGCGACTATTATGCACAATGCCGCACGTGGACATAATAATAACGAAATGATGACAAAGTTAAAAGATTACTTGGACACCCATTTCGACAACTCCAGTGACAAAGTACTCTTAAATAACAGGAAGAAATGATATTTTATAGTGACAAGAATGTTTACGAAGCGGCTCTTGAGAGATTTAGATACATCTTTAAAGAGTTTTATGGCAAACGCAAGATTGTTGTAACAATGTCTGGCGGTAAGGATTCGACTGTAGTCCTAAATCTCGCCCATGAGGTTATGCAAGAAATGGGAATAGAGAAAATACCGGTTCTTTTCTTAGACCAAGAGGCTGAAACACCAATGACAATTGAATACGTACGATACATCATGCATCTTCCGTGGGTTGAGCCGTATTGGATTCAGTCGTATTTCCAAGAATGGAACGCCTCAAAGGGAGAGTGGTTCAACGTATGGGGGCCAGGAGAAAAGTGGATTCGCGAAAAAGAGCCGGATTCTTATGATGACTTGGAGATACCGCACAACCAGTATTTCTCCAAGACCCTTGATCAGGTGCACAGAATGTTATTTGGAAAAGACTACCTTACTTTGGGTGGTGTACGAATTGAGGAGTCGCCTGCAAGATTGTCGGGTCTTACAAGGGGAGAGTGCCTTCCAGGCATCACATGGGGAGGAGGCGGTGGATATTACAAAGACGGAACCCCAAGAAGTCTTGTTCTCTACCCTATTTGGGATTGGAAGGTATATGATGTGTGGTATTACATCTTCAGCAATAAGCTTCCGTACTGCAAACTCTACAATTATCAATTCACACAAAAACCGTTACGAGCGTGTAGAGTTAGCTCGTTAATCCACGAGCAAGCTATACACGACCTTGGATTTATTAAGGAGGTAGATCCGTGGTTTTATGATAAACTTGTCAGACGAGTTGCCAATGTAAATACATCTGTACACGCTTTTAACGATGTGGCGAATTATTGTTACAACCTACCTCCTTATTTCAAGAATTGGGACGAATACGTTGACTACCTTGCCGATAACCTTTGTGAAGACAAGAAGAATGCGGAAACTATTAAAAGGGGATATCGCTCAGCAAAAAAACGCAACACAGCGAAAGCAGGACATTGTCAAGAGTGCGTTGATTACGTAATACATCAGATAGGCTTCACAAGCGCAGTTTGTGTTATTGCTGAGGATTTTGGCATGAAGAGAATACAGAGCGTTGAGCGCTCACTACGACAGTATTTGAGTGACAATTATGTTAAAATAGAAAAAGCTAATAAAGAATATGAATCTTCAAGAAAACATAAAGAAGGAGTTTGACGCAGCGAAAGACAAGCTGCAGTTCTTAAACGACCTTAGAAAATACATAAGCTCTTTGTCTCCGGAGAAAGTAAACCCGGTTGACTGTGTACTTTGGGTAGACAAAGACATGGTGGTTGCCAATAACTATAACCCAAACCATGTTGCCGACAAAGAAATGCGACTTCTTTATACATCGGTAAGAGAGGACGGATACACTATGCCTATCGTCACCATTTGGGATGAGAAACTACAGAAGTACGTAATCATTGACGGATTCCACAGAAATCTCGTTATCCGCAAATTTGCTGACATAAACGAGCGTTGTGGCGGAAGATTGCCTGTCGTAGTGCTCGACAAGGACATTGACCAGCGAATGGCCTCTACCGTCCGTCATAACAGAGCGCGAGGAAGTCATTCTGTCGACGGTATGGTGAACATTGTTTTCAATATGCTTCGTGACGGAAAGTCAGAGCGTGAGATTTGTGAGCAGGTAGGACTTGAACAAAAGGAGCTCGTAAAGCTAAAATACGTGACAGGTTTTGCCAAAATATTTAAAAACTACAAGTACAACGCCGCAATCGAGAAAGTCGTAGATGAGAGGCGTGTGGCAAGAGAAACAGCAAAGAAAGGAGAAATTGAATGAAAGTAAAATCAGTTAAGCTAAGCGAGATTTACCCTTATTACGATAATCCTCGCGACAACACAAATGCCGTAGAGCCTACCAAGGAGAGCATTAGGCGATTCGGTTTTGTAAAGCCGATTTTGGTAGATAAAGCAGGAGTTATCATTGCCGGTCACACACGTTACGTCGCAGCTTATCAATTAGGCATGGAGTACGTTCCTGTTGTATATTCCAGCATGGATGATGAGATGGCGAAGAAGTATCGCATCCTTGATAATAAACTTGCCGAAAAGTCATCATTTGACGAAGACCAGCTCTTGGAAGAGTTGCGAAATATGGAAGTGCCAACAGAAATGCAGGCCTTCTTCTTCGAGGATATAGACCAAATGCTTAATTTCTCCTTTGATTCAATTAGTCAGCAAGCAGAGGAATACGGTGGCTTCCAATATGATTATTCATCAGTTGATAACGAAAACTTAGAAGCCACATCATCTGAAACAGAAACTACATCTACCGACGAAGAGGAGGAAGACCCCGCAAAAGACCTATTCGTACTAAAAGAACGCGAAGATGGAAGCCACTACATGAAGGTTGTTTGTCCATTCTGCGGCAATATGGAAACCATTGAAATAGAGGAGGTATAATATGTCAGACATAAGAATCAACGATACTATCATAGAACTGCCAATTGAAAGCATTATACCGCATGATGGTTCGCACAAAACAGACGAAAATGCAGTTAGTGCTCTTATTCAGTCGATAAAAGACTTCGGAATTACGCAGCCCATCTCGATTGATAAAAACAACGTTATTGTAACTGGCAATGGAGTATACAAAGCGGCTAAGGCTTTGGGAATTGACAAAATTCCGTGCATACGTGTAGGCTATCTCACAGACGAGCAGATACAGCAGTATCGTATTGCAGACGACAAAACATCAGAGTTCGCAACATGGAACGAGAAAAAGCTCCGTAAAGAATTATCTTATTTAGGCGATCCGAACAGCTTACAGTATGCGTTCGACGAAAGCATAACTAACATGCTCGGTCTTAATGCCAAGCCTAAGGCCCCCAAAGCAGTCACCGTTCCAACAAAGGAAGAAACAAATCATTCTGTTAAAAAAGTAATTACCGAGGAGCAAAAGGATCAGAAGTTCAAAGAGGAGTTGAAGGGTGTGGAAGAGACCATTCAAGTTAAGCCCTCAGAATACTACGAATATCATTGCTCGAATTGCGGCAAACTTGTAAAAGTAAAGAAGCCATGACACAAGATACATCACAGCAGAAGACAAAATCGTTCGTGCATAGGATTCCAAACCCAGTTGGCAGACCTTTTAAAATAAAGTCTGCCTCCGAACTTTGGGAAAAGTTTGTGGCTTACTGTGATGATGTTGAAAACAACCCCTGGCAAGTAAAGACCGGCAGTAACTCTATTGCTGGAGACAATGGTAGGCAAAGCAATACCATGCGACAAGAAGTACGTGTTATGCAAAGAGCATACACTCTTTATGGGTTTTGTGCTTTTTGTGGCATAGTCCAAAAATGGGCTGACTTCAAGCGTGGTAACATGAAACGTAAAGGTTTTGAGCCTGTTATTATGCAGATTGAGAATGTCGTTGCATCACAACAGCTTGATGGTGCGCTAATTCATCAATTTGACAGTAACATTGTTGCCCGGCTGAATGGTCTTGCCGACAAGCACATACAGGAAGTCACTGGTAAGGATGGTGAAGAATTCAAATTCCCGAAATTATCTATTGACGATATTAACGAACTGAAAGATATAAATGGATTTTGAAAAGCAACGGTTTCTCCATAGGCAGCTATTAGCGTCTTCGCTATTGCAGTTTACTACTAAGATGTTCGCCTACACGGCTCGCAGAGAGTACGTCGTAGGCGAACATCATAAGATTATATGCGATGCGTTAATGGACGTTATAAAGGGCAGGACGAATAAACTAATTATAAACATATCGCCACGTTACGGAAAAACGTTACTTTGTTCCCAAATGTTTATCGCCTATGGACTAGCACTAAACCCGGCATCAAAATTTTTACACATTTCTTATTCAGGAAGCTTGGTTCAAGAAAATTCTATGGCGGTGAAAGACACAATAACTTCAACATATTTTCAGACACTTTTCCCGGAAGTTCAAATAAGGAAGAACGATAACACACGTGCTAAATGGAGCACTACAGCAGGAGGAGGCGAGTATGCCACATCTACCCTTGGACAGATTACTGGTTTTGGTGCTGGTCAAGCAGAAATGACAGAGGAGGAACTAAAGAACATAGATGACTTTACTGCACAGTTCAATCCAGACCATTTTGCAGGCGCAATAGTTATAGATGACCCATTGCGTCCAGACGATGCTCTTTCTGATAATGTAAGAGAGTCTATCAACAGACGATTTGAGACTACCATAAGAAACCGTGTAAACTCACGCAAGACACCAATTATCATAATTATGCAGCGATTGCATGAGCATGACCTATGCGGATATTTGCAAGAAATTGAGCCAAACGAATGGACTGTTGTATCATTACCTGTTATTAAACGTGACGAAGACGGCACAGAGCACGCATTATGGCCTTTCAAACATACACTTGAAGAGTTGTATAAAATCAAGCACGCCAGCGAGTTTGTGTTTGAAACCCAATATATGCAGAACCCAACCCCAATGGAGGGACTCATGTATCATGTCTTTAGAACGTATGATGCACTGCCAGAAAGGAGAAAGGCACGTATGCTTGGCAATTATACAGACTCTGCAGACACTGGTTTCGATTTTCTGTGCTCTATATGTTTCGATGCGCATGATGATGGATATTATGTAACAGACGTATTGTACACCAAACGTCCAATGGAGTTTACAGAGCCTGCACAAGCTAATATGCTTAAACGAAATAAGACAGACATTTGTTTTGTGGAAAGCAATAATGGAGGTCGTTCATTCGCCCGAAACGTCGAACGCCTTACAAAAGAGTACGGTAATCGCAAAACAAGATTCGTAACATTTACTCAGTCTAAGAACAAACAGATACGAATATTCACACGTTCGAGTGAAGTAAATAACCGACTCGTCTTCCCCTCTAACTGGGAACAGCTATGGCCAGAGTTTGCACATGACTTAAAAGCATATCGCAAGGAGGGATATAACGCTCATGATGATGCTCCTGACGCAGCGACAGGAATTATAGAGAAATGCGAAGAATGGCTAAACAACATCTCGGATGAACAGATTATGAGAGACTTTTTGTAAACACCAAAGCCGCATGGATTTATTCCGTGCGGCTTATTCTTTTCGGTTCGTGCAATTATGGTTATGCCGGATTTAGAAAATCATATAAGCCATATAAACCACTGATAATCAGCGGTTTATTTAGTATTTTTAACTAAAATATCTATTGGTATATTTGCATATATGCGAATATATTAGTACCTTTGCATATAGTTAAGAAGCAGGTAGAATTGACTAACAGGTCGCTACCTAACAAGTTAAACCAATTAAATTCAGAAGAGATGTCGGAAACAAAATGCACAACTTACAAAAATCATGTTATCCAGAAGTTTGAGGATAGCGACGGGTTTGTATCAGTACTTATCGACTTCAAGATAGAGGCTGTTACACTAAATAACGCAAAGAGAATTATCAATACTAGTTGTTCAATCTATAACTATTAAAACTATGAGCAAGGTTTCTATTTTCAAGATCAGGATAGTTAAGGCTATCAAGAGCGGAAACAACGAAGAGCGATACATTGCTGAAGCATGCAAGGTCGGATATAACATTTTCGACTTCCATGCAGCGATGAAGCTGTTGCAGAGAGAACGAATGATAAAGTACAACGAAACTATCGAAGGTTACCAATTATGCAATCAATAATCATAACGGCAGATGGTCTACAAAAGAAAGTAGACCCTGCTAACGGAAAGGACTTCTCGCTTAAAGAACTAAACGAGATTGTAGATGGATATATAGAAATTCTACATATAGGTGATAAGCTTCTTGTATGCAACGAAGAAGGAAAGCTCCAGAATCTTTCGTATAATGCTATAGCGACACGTATTATTAATGCCGTCGGTATAAAAGATTATATCGTTGGAAATGTATTATTTTGCGATAAAGACAAAATCAAATAACTATGAACAAAGAACAATTGAAAAGATACCTCATTGACGAGGCAGAACACAAAGAAGCAAGAGTTAACGAGATGGACGCATGGGAACTGTTCGACCGATACCTTAAGTGGAACGGAATCTGCGGATACACAAGCGACATCATAGAAGCCTTTAAGGCCGCGTTTGAAGATGAAATACTATTCGACGATACGGAGGACTAAGTTATGGGATGTTTCAGTTGGTTTACGATGGATACACACCATCGAATTGTGAACTGTGATTTGTACACCGTATACCTCGTAGATGACAAAGGCAATAAATGGAAGGAAAATTGCTACGAAGGATATGGAGTATTCGGAGGCAAGGATTTTTATGAATTGTTAGCCGAAATGAATGGTTATGAGTTCAAAGATTATGGAGATGGCGAAGGGTATGTTATTCATGGTGGCAAGAAATACGTATCAAACAACGTGTGGGAAGACGCAAGACTCATAGGAATAGAATTGGCCTTCGGAGAAGAACCAGGCGGAAAATGTAAATACCCATATGGTAATAATCCAACTTTGAATTGGCCAGCTATAACAGAGAGCGGCGAATATATTAAAGGAATACCAGAAATGGATCCTGAACAAGGGTTTATAAAAGACGATAACGAAGAGGAGGACTGGACATGAAGCCAATGCTCGCTACAAAATACAACAAAGCACAGGTTAAATTCCCGTGCTTTGTTCAACCAAAGTACGACGGAGTACGTTGTCTTCTATATGAAGATGGTGATGGATTTATACATTTGGAGTCAAGGGGTGGCAAGGAATATAATGTTCCACAAATCAAAGAATGGGCAGAGCATCATAGGAGCTACCTGCCTTTGGATGGTGAAATATACAGCCACAAAGAGCTTACATTCCAACAAATCTGTTCTGCAGTAAAATGCAAAACAGAGCTAACGGACAAGCTCAAAATGGTTGTATACGACAAACCAGTAAAAGAGCAAGGGTTCGAAACGCGCTTTGTAAACCTGCAATGTGAGATACCAGCAGATAAAACCATTTGGCCAGTGTATCGCTCTAATACATACATGTGTCACTCCGAAGAACAAATAAAAGAGTTACACGATAAGTTTGTAAGGCAAGGATATGAGGGAGCTATAATACGCAATATAGGACACGGGTATGTAGAAGGACTAAGCAATGACCTGATGAAATTAAAAGTGTTTGACACAACGGAGTTTGAAGTTGTTGATGTATTGGAAGCAGGAGGCAACGATTCTGGTACGGCTATATTTGTGCTAAAAGCGGAAAACTCCAACTTCTGTGCACGTCCTACTGGTTCCAGGGAACTTCGTGCTAAGTACCTCAATGAGAGAAACAAGTTAATAGGAAAGAAGGCTACCATACAGCATCAAGGATATACCGATGCGATGGTTCCTCGTTTCCCAGTAATGATAAATATTAGAGACTATGAATGAAACGATAGAAAAAGTTGCCGAACTATGTGGCTGGAAGGTCTATATTGACAATACGATTTTTGAATTCGAAAAAATGATAGGAACTCAAGATTTTGTGTTTGCCATATCATATAAAGAAAAGAGCTTGCAATCATTTGTTTTTCAAATAGAAAACTACCTAAAGAACTTTGATGTGGATTATGAAACATCAATATGGATTGGGGAAGATGGCCACGGAAAAAACGGAGCACCATACCATATAAAAGACATATTAGACGAAATGTATTCAGCAAAAGAGCAAATAGCAACATTGCTATACGAGCTAAAAAGGAAACTATGAAAGAATTTAGAAATTACCAAAAGGTAACACGCAAACAGCTTGAAGAAGCTTATGCAGAAGAAATGGAATGGTATAAAGCGAATCACATTAAGCGCGATTTCGACAAGTACACGGAATGTTTCTGGCTTCTGTTCAATGATGGAGCAAATTCCTATATGTGGGCAATTGACACCGTGTGTGAAAACTTTCCTGAGTGCGACAGATGTGAGCTTGAAAGTGTTTTAGACAAGTACATTTAGTAACCACAAAACAACAAATTATGAACGAATACAAAATATACATCAAAGAAACACTCAGTCGTATCGTTGATATAAAGGCAGAATCACCACAAGATGCCTTGGAAGAGGTGAAACGTATGTATCGCCATGAAGAAATAGTTCTCGACGATGGAGATTACGATGGTGTCGATTTTAATATAGTGTAAGATTTAAACATTGAGGAAATGAGAAAAGCGACTATACGAGACTTGGAGTTTGAATTGTGGCTTAGGCAACGTAACTCCAGATCTATCTACTGGACCACGAAAGACGGCAGGAATATTTCTATCAAGGATATGGACGACAATCATCTGGTCAACACACTAAATATGCTTGTCAAGCAAGCAGAGGAGGATGATTTTAGGGATGAACACGCCTTTGAGATAGACCCAATGGATTACTATGATTGACATCAGCAGTATTAATGACAAATAAAAGGTTTAACACAATAAATTCTGATTTGATGCGTTAGTATTAGAAAGCACTAACTAAAGCTGAGCTAACGGCATGACGGGCGCATCATTTATGGGAAATAATCAATTTATGGCTGGAGGCATGTTGCCAGCAGGAGATGTAAAACCTGCGAGTAGTCAAAAGAAAACAGTGGAAGACAATACGGAAGTAGCAGATTGGATAAGCCGATTTGCAAAACTTGGAACAATAATTTCCTTGTTGTTCGTTTTTTGCATACCGTTCTTTATCCTTACTGATGAAGATTTGACGTTTGCTTCGGCATTGCCGGTTCTTATGACAGCAATAACGAGTTTAATCGCATCTGTAGGCATGCTCGGTTTTTCGTGGGTTGTGAGGGCATGTATTGTATATCTTAATAATAACGGACATATCAAAAAATAGAGAAATACAATACCACATTACGCAAAGATGATGGTATCATCATGATACTCAATATCGGATACAGGCATGAAGATTTTAACCAGTACGTTAAGCCATCAGCACACCGCAACAAGGGAAACTGGGATTCACAAATAAAATAATATTATAATACTTTCTTGCAGGAACAAAAAAAATGCGTACCTTTACACCAGTAAAGCTGATTAAATATAAAATGGGTTGGCGTTTCCTCGGCGTAACACCAAAAAGCTCCGGTCGCCAACCCTACAAATTCAAACGAAAGATAAAGATACAATAAAAGGCATCGTAAAAGAAGCGAAACTTAAGTCCAAGATTAGATGATGGTAGGGACACCTCTAAGGTCTACCCGTCTTGCTTCTTTATTGTGCCTCGTGTTTTATTAGAAGTTATATTCTTTCAACTCAAGTTTCCCTTTACGTAGCATAGCATACATAACATTTCTTAATTGTGTCGATGGTTTTAGTTTTCAGAGTTTCATTTTATTCTTTAGTTTCACTATATAAAAATCTTGATTTATATTATTTTTCCACTTGACTATTTCACTTACAAAATATTCATTATCCTTTGAGCATAAGATTTCCTTTTCATTTGGATGTATAGAAATATGAGCAATACTTGTTCCTATTTGTGCATCATCAGTTTCAAAGATTATACGAATAGGCGTTTTAGGATTAGGGAAAGTATATCCCTCAGCTACATTTTTGCTTGTACTCCAACTAGAAATACCATTCATATTTATTGTGGTACCATTTTTGCTCTTTTCATATAATTCATTTAAGTAGTCTTCAGATGAATGCATACCTCGATACGTTGCTCCGCCATTCCATTTAGGGGACTTAGTGATAAATTCCTCACAAGCATCAACTCTTTCTTTCCATTCTTTTACGCTGTGCCGTAAATCCCAGATGTCCGTACCTCCCATTTGAACGGTTCTCATATCTTGGTATGCTCCGAATGAGAAGTCTCTGATGCTTTCATACATGAAGTCTGCTTTTTCCGCTGTACACCCTGTCTGTTTTATAATTTCAGCAACTGCTTCTTTTTTATCCATCCTCGCATATTCGCTTTTTTGTTGTTCATTGTTTCCTTGAATCAAATTTTCTTCTTTTATCTTTTCATTAAAATATTTCTTGTTTTGAGAATAGAAAATAGGTTTTTTCTTTGCTATCTTTTGTTTGTTGTCATCTACCCAAGCCGTAAAATTCTGCGGAATACCAATCTGTTTATTATTTCTTTCTTTTGCCCAAAATTCATCCTCACTCATGATTATGGGGATTGCATAGCACATGCAATTCACATGCCATCCAGTCCAATAGAAATCACTTGGATAGATGCCGGATAACAAGTCGCACATGTCGGACTTGTGGCTGATGTTATTAGTCGTCTTTATCTCCTTACCCTTGATGTAGTCCATCCTTGCCCACCTTTCTTGCTCTGCAGAACGATAAGCCATGTTTATCTCGTTACGTACAAGACGAACACTGCGATACTCACAACTTTGTATGTCTATAGCTTTACCATACTTCTTCTTGTAATCTTTAGCAAGCGAAGGATAATCATTTAGATATTTACTAACACGTTTGCTAAGCTTAACAGCGCTCATACCATTCTCGATCCCCGTGGCCAATGCTCGCTCCAATGACTTCTTAACATCCTCCCTTTGATTCCAAATACGTTGAGACAGATTCATTCCTTTTATTGTTCGATTCTTGAACGCTTCTTTTGCGGCATTATTCTTCTCGTAGTATGCCTTAACTCGCTTTTGCCCTATACGCCTTGAGTAAGACTTAATGACTCTGCGCACAAGCAAGTCTTGGAGAGTGTTGCTACTTTCCCATTCGTTAGATATTCCACTGTAAACAAGTGTTTGCATATTACTTGAATAGTAATTGAGCAGAGATTTCACTCTACGTTCGGTCTTGGGATAATTAGAAAAAGAAAACTCATCGCTGCCGTCATAACCTACATCAACAGCAAGTTTTGCAGCCTCTTTTGCGAGCATTGCATATATAGCCAACACCTTTCTAGTGTATTGGTTCAGTCTTTTGGACAGGTCTTTGTACGCTTTCTTTTGATTTGGTATGCTTATTTTTGCCATCACAGCTTATGTTTGAAATATTCGCAGCAATCATGATTTAACAACATACTATGCCTTTGGAAATCACATTTGCAAAGTATTGGTTCATTAAGAAGGCTCATGCTGTGAAATTCACGAGCATGAGCACAATCCTTACAGAAATATTTTATTCTTACACTTCTATTCTTTGTCATTCTTCAGAAAATAGGTTGGACATAGATTGAGCAGACCTTTCACTCTCGGCTTGCTCTTCTTTTTGTATTTCATCGTATGTATCATCAGCGTTGTCGGTAAGGTTAGCCCGGCGTATAGCTTCCTTGTGACTGATAACAGGCTTGTTTCCGTCAGCTTTCATCCATTTTTCTATCTCTGCAGCCTCATCCTCTTGTATAAATGGAGTAATCACATGCTCAATAGAAATTTCATCCAACCGCGAAGCCCAGCTTGTATTCATCTTTGCAAGAAAAGCCTTTATCACATTAGACTCTCTCTCAAAACCTTCTATCCATTTGCCCGCCTCTTCACCGATTTTAAGATGAGCATCCATAAGAAGGGTTTTACGCGAGTCGTACCCAATATTACCAAGAGACTTCATGTTCTCAAATGAAATATCAGGCATTTGTGACTGCATGAAGTATAGTTTAATCAGCGTATCTACGTGATACTTCAAAGCATCAATAGCCTGTTGCCAAGAGACATAACTAACATCGCCATCCTCAGTAACCCTATATACCCGTCGAGTCTCACCTTTATGCTCCTCCCCGACAATAGACCCTGCAACCTTTAATATTGGAGCCGAGTTATATGCTATAACATCACTATTACGAGATATTGTATACTCTATATTCTCACGTATAGGCTTCAGACCCTCCCAACACGGCTCGTTTCGATACCAATAAACCGCCGGTATCTTTTCTATACTTATCTCGTCGCTTATTATAGGCTGCCATCCGTTTGCATTATCTTCTGAGGATAAGCTCCATTTGTAATGATGAGTAGCGGTGAATGTTTCAAAGAAAGTTATCTTTGTATCAGCAACTTTCTTTTCATACTCAAAAGAAAGGGCAAGCAAATCTTCGTATTCATCGAATAAAGGATAAATACGAACACCATCCATAGGTGAAAATGTGCGACATTTAAGTTTGTACTCGCTATCAAAACCATACAGTTTATTCCTCTTCCGCTGTGTATACCAAAGTGTAAACATTTCGCACGAAGCATAAAGGCATTTTGCACGCTTCATATTCTCAGCATCAATATGTGCGTTAGTATAAATCTTTTCTATCGCTTTAGCTATTGATTTAAGAGTGTCGTCATTCCGATCATACGAGTATACACGCTTTACAGGAATAGATACAGTAAATTCAGAAATGCGTCGTGTCAGCAATTTTTCAAGACCGATAGGAATACGTGCTGCCTTCTCTACGGCACCTCCAGGCAGTTCCTTGTCTCGTCGTCCTACTTTATCTTCCACAATTTCGTGAAGACGAGGTTCGTACTCTGTAATTAATTGACTCCAACTTGGAACAGAAACAGATCTCTCTTTTAGCCTACCAATGATAGTAGAAACATCTGTGTGAGAAAAAATTTCATCTAAATCTATCATACTCTTTTCTTGCAAAAATAAAAATATATGCTGAGAAATATTCAAAATTTAATATATTTAACTAAAATATCTATTAGTATATTTGCATATATGCGAATATATTAGTACCTTTGCATATAGTTAAGAAGCAGGTAGAATTGACTAACAGGTCGCTACCAAACAAGTTAAACCAATTAAAACATTAAAGATTATGAATACAGAAAAGAACAACGAGTTTAAGAACAAATCAAATGAAACACTTGAAAAGTGTTCACAGAGAGTTTATTCAATACTGAAAGATACTAACTGGAATGTGGAATATGTATATCCAACCTACAAAGGCGTTATTTTAAGGATTTGCCTTAACGGAAAAAGAAATACGGAGTTGGATTTAGTTTGGAAGGAGCAAACAAAATACGAAAGCGAGTCATTCACGACAAACGTAAGAACCGCAGGCTCATTTGACCTATTTTCAGGAAACGAATCTGGAACAGAAGCTAACTTTTACAAAGAAGTCGGCATTCTTATTTCAAACGTAGAAGTGCTTTCAAAAATCAAAGAAGCAGCAAAAGATTGCTCCGCAGAAATGGAAACTTTAGAAATAGAATACTCAAAACTCAAAGATAAAGATTAATATGATTACGGCAACAGAACCAGTAGTAAATGCAACGTCACGCTACAGCATAGCTGAAGCTGCAAAAATATTGGGAGTTCATAGAAATTCGATAATGAACTACACGAAATCAGGTTTGTTAAAATGCGGTATCAGAAAAGCTACGAAGCGTAAATTCTACACAGGTATAGAAATCCTAAAATTTTGGAGAGCAAGCATATGAAAGATAAAGATACAGTTTTAAGCATGGTATATACCGTGCTGTTCGTAATAGAGATGATATTTGTAATATTAATATTTCATTAGACAGTAAATATGATAGCACTAGAATTTATAGGAACAATAACGGAGGATGCGCAGATTATCACAACTGTTGACAACAAAAAAGAGATTACATTCCCTGTTGATGTCAAAAGGGGCATAGACAAGAATGGATTGGACAAGTCTATAGTTATCTATTGCAAAAAGAAAGGCACTTGTTCTTCAGATAAGCGCTTAGTTAGGGATCAGAAAATCTTTATCCGCGGAGACATCAATGCGTCTTTAAAGCGAGTATGCACAGGAGTTAATCGAGCTGTGATAGAATGTGTAATTTGGCAATTTGAATTATTATGATAGACTGGAATGCATTTTATGCCAACGGTGGATATTATGGAGAGAACGATCCTCAATGCTACGACGATGGCTACTATGAAGAGTCCGATGAAGAAGATTCCGAAGAAGAGAAAGAGGAAGACGAGCTTTAGCCTATGGAAGCAATGGATAAAGAAGCCTACGAAATCAAAAAGGACGGCATGACGCGAGCAGAACGTAGGGCGTACAAGCGTATGCTGGCGAAACAAAAGAAAACAAACTCATGAAAAAAGAAATAAGAATACCGATTTTGGGTGTAATTGAAGAAAGCGAAACCCTTAATGGGAACGAACGCTATTTTCTTGACCATTACCCACATGGCGAAGGAGTTTATCTTGTAAAGATAGGTAGCTGTTACATGGAGTTACGCGATGTGCACATCCGAAACGAAAAAACACCAAATGACAGAATAAAGTGCGACTTTGCCATATACCCTATTCGTTCGTCGGCTGTTGTCGAGGAGATAAAGAAGGAGCACGAAGCAACGTTAAAGGATTATATCGAGGAGTGTTGCGTCAAGATACTAACCTCGGTAAACGCCAATCGTGACGATGTGAGAAATGTAGACGAGAAAATGAGTGTCCTCATAAAACAACTCGCCTCTGATATCACATGTCTCAAAGAAGCTCTCAATTCTATCAAGGAAGATGGCGTTGCATCCGGCAAGGGAATTAGCGAAAAGACTTTGCTTGGAGCACTGGAAATTGTAACAAAAAAAGGACAATAACATGGCAAACGAAAACAACAAACCTTATTTTCTTTTGATTTTTCATAAGAATGACCCCGTGCCGTCCATTGTATCAGTAGATGTGATTGCGGCGATGTATCCATGCGCTGATAAAAAAATGATTGATATTACAACCACGGAATGCGATTGTATGGGCTTCGAGAACGTCGAGTCGTTTAAAATGGTTCCTGCCGAGGAAATAAACTTTAACATGTAACAACAACAGATATGAAGAAAACAATCAAAACATTTGTTGGTAGGCTGCGCGATGCGTGGTCTATCATAAGAGGAGATGATTACATCTTTGTTTCTTACGAAAAGGGCGTAGACGAACAGTATGCGCGCTACACCGCAAGCCTTATTTCGGGCGTTCGTTGGTTTATCAAGAACAACAGCGTAAGTATATATCCTCGTATTGATATGCTTCTGGACTTGCTTAGTAGCAACAACAGCATAATGATGCTCACGAAGGATGCTGACGGCAGGCTGACTTACTGCTACGATTGCAAGACGGAAGAAGATTTTGACGACTTAATCAATATGGAGGTGAAGTAACATGGAAAGTGAGCTTTATTTTATCCATATGGATGGCAATAACTACTTCAAAGTTGAAGATGGCGTTGTCTATTCGCGAGGCAAGAAGACCGATGTTTCGCCCGACAAACTCTCCGACTTCCTTGCAATAGCAAAGGAGCTTGGATTTATAACTGGTAAGCTATGAAAGCCGTACTGACATTAGACAACGGAGAGAAATTTATCGCAGATATTTATCCTCTCCAAGGCAAGAAACAGCACAGACCACGTTTCCACGACGAGTACGAACGTTGGTTTGTAGAAGAGTTTAACAAGGCGCAGCCACGAGCTGCCCACAAGGTGGTGAAGGCGCACATATTAAGAAACTAATAATACAATAATATGACAGAAGAAAGATTTTACTGCGAGCGCCCGAAATGTAGCGTTCATAACAAGAAGACGAAGGCTCTTGCAAACAGCTTGGAGTTCTTCAAAAACGCCGAGTTTGGTTTCGGTGAGGACTTTACTCCCGAAATGTTTTTCGACCGCCTTAAAGAAGGCGTTGCAAGACTCAACTGCAAATACAAAGGCAGAGAGATTGAGGTCACGATGATGCGCTTCGGTGGTACAATATCGTACGACTTCAAGGACAATCCTAACAGCGACGCCTGTCTTGGTGGCTTGACTCTTATGCCAATAGTAACAACTATTTACAACATAAACAAGTTTAAAGTCGAATAACAATGGAAATAGTATTAGCAATCATTAATGCCGCCCTTCTTTGGGCGGTGTGGTACTTTCTCGGCAGAGGTTCGATATATACGCAAAACTAATTAAGGAATTACGAGAGGCGTTAGAAGTCATAGGCGCGCAGGAAACTATGATACAGGCTTACAAAATGAAGTATAACACAGAAGAAACGGAGCAAGAAAATGGAGAACAAGATTAACATTGCGGAGATACTCCGCGATATGCCAAAAGGCACAAAGCTATATTCGCCGCTGTTCGGCAAATGCGAGTTGGTAGGCGTAGGCACTGACGAAGATGGTGTTTTTATTCGTGTTGAGTCTTTTTTTCAAGACGGACGCGTAAAGGAGAGTAGAACCTTTTCATCGGATGGTCGTTATTTTGAATGGTACCCAAACGCGGAGTGCATGCTTTTCCCGTCGGACAGGATGCGTTGCTGGAGCAAGTTCTTCAAGCGTGGTGACGTGCTGTTCGATGATGATATGGAGACGACGGTTATCTTTGAGGGTTGGACGGACAATGATTGCACGGAGTTCAATACAACTATCAACCGCTACAAGATAAGCGATGCTTGGAACAAAGGAGATATTTGCCTAACGCCGCTTTTTACCAAAGCTACCTACGAGGAGCGAGCAAAGTTTATCGCAGAAGCAGAGAAGCATTACGGCGGCAAGTACAACCCCGAAACGTTGCAAGTAGAGCCTGTTAAGGTTGTTGAACCTAAGTATTCATTCAAGCCGTTCGACAAGGTGTTAGTAAGAGATAGTGAAGACGATGTATGGAAGGCTGGTTATTTTTCCAATTACGACGAAGATGATGTATCCCTCCCGTATATTTGCGTAGGTAGTCTTTACAAATTCTGCATCCCATACGAAGGCAATGAATATCTGCTTGGTACAAACAATAATCCCAAATAATTATGGCTAACAAAGAGAAAGCTACAGCAGAATCTGCTATCACAAAACCAACTGCTGATATGCTGAGAAGCTGTATAGACAAAGCCTTCAGAGCTGGTGCAAAGAGTTCTATATATTCAATTTGGCATGATGCAAGCAAAATGCCAAATGAGGGCAAACGAATCCTGTATATAGTACAATATGGCAATGAAATAGTGGATGTAAAAACAACTATTACCGCCTTATATGACTTTACGCCGTGGGATAAAGTTGTAAGTAATTATGGTATCACCAAGTGGTGCTATATCGACGATTTGCTGCCGGAAGGAGGTGGAAAATGAAAAACTTTAGAGTTACTCGCGGTATGCACAATGTGTACCGTCAAATGACAAGAGCCTTTTATCACGACTACGGCATCGAGATTGATATTGAAGTGCGCTATAAAGAGACAACGCTCTCGCACATGAGCTACCGTAAATTGGCAAAGTTTCGTAAATACGCCAAACGTCGAGCGCTTATGCTCGCAATGATAGGGATACATCATAGAATGAACAACAAACAAAAGAAGAGAGAAGATGATTAAACTTGAACTCGACCGCCATGACTTCCTTTATGCAGTTGAGGGCTTCGCAAGAGGTTCGCACCTCCGACAGCACGTTTGGCAGGAGATTGTATATAAGTCAATTCCGCAGATGTCAGAAGACGATATGGATTTTCTTTGGTTCTATATGCGACGCGACATCTTCGAATGCTACTTCTACGAGCTAAACGGTAAGAAGAACACGCATTTCGGCTACGAGGATTTTATGCACGCGCTCGCTGCTTTGCACAGAGGAAACCGCTATATGGTGACATTTTACAGCGAGATAGAGCACAAGCAACTCCAAGCTCTCTGCTACCGCTTTGAAGGCGAATACCATCCGCTTTACCTCTACATTGATGGCAAGGTAGTCGGCAAGACGAAGAAAAGCAGCGGCTTGCAATCGTTCAATGCGTTTGTTCCGAACGAGTGGATAAAGGCAGTTGCAAAGCACAAAATGCCCGAAAACAGATATGTTGAGTACGGCAAAGAGCATTGGTGGAACGACTTGGAAATTTACGATAACTTTAAAACAAAACTATTATGATTGACGAAAAGAAAATACAAGAAGCAGCAGCCGGCAAGTTTAATGTAGGAGGCTTGGTGAATACTGTCGAACGAATTGCCTTTAAAGAAGGTGTTAAATGGTTCAAGCACGCCATTTGGCACGAAGCAAGTGTAAAACCCGAAGGTAATGCTGTTATCCTATACCAATGGCTCGATGATAGAGGCACTATGGACGTTGGCATAGATGGAGTCTTCTCGGATGTTGAATGGGCAAAGTTTGTTGCGTATAACAGCATCACTAAGTGGTGCTACATTGAGGACTTGCTGCCGAAAGGAGGTGAGAAATGAGATTCGTAAACCAGCTTTATTATTTGCCATCAGCATGTGAAGTTATCCCAGATGCAGTAGCCTCCCCAAAGGATTACGGTCAAGCACTTCAAAACTCAAATAAAAGAAGAAAGAAATGAGCTATAACTCAAGAAGAAAATGTGATGTAAGACACATTGTAAGCTGCGGTCTTTGCCCTCAGATGCTTAATTGTCCTTATGACAAAGAAGATGAAAGAGTAGTATTTACAAAAGAACACACAGGAAAATGATTAAACCAGAAGACCTAAGAATAGGCGACCTTGTAATGGTCAGTAATGATAACTGCATGATACCCAAAGGAGCACTTTGCGAGGTTGTAGCCATAGACTCCGAACGGGCATGTGAAGACAAGAAGGGGCTTGCGGATCTGCTTCAAACTGTTAGAGAAGAATGGGAGTTCTCTCACGGTGTTTGGTGTAATAACATTGAAGGCATACCCCTCACTCCCGAACTCCTCGAAAAGAACGGATTTAAGGAGGAGCAGCATCAAAAGGAAGGCACTTCGGAATGGTACGACTTCTATCATTACGACCTCGGCATCAATATCGTGTACGAGGTCGAGGGGAATAAGTTTGCTGCCTATCTTGACGGCAAAAAGTTACGAGAAATACAATACGCTCACGAACTCCAACACATCCTTTGGGCACTGGGGTTGAACGCAGAACTTAAAATATAAACAAATGAAACATTACACTGGTACAAAGACAGTGAAGGCTATGCCTATGACAATGGGCGAAGCCTACGAGCGCAAGCTCTTGAAAGAGGGTGTAAGACCCTCTGAGTGTGAAACGGATAAGGCAGGCTATCTCGTAGAGTACGAGGACGGCTATCAGTCGTGGTCGCCAGCAGATGTATTCGAGAAGGCTTACAAGCCGTCTGAAACGTTTGTCAACAGAATGCTTCTTGAACTCGAAGACCTTGAAAAACGCATGAATAAATGCGATAACTTTCTTTCTTCGGATGAGTTCAGTGCTTTAGACGCACTTTCTCGTGCTTTGTTGACTGTGCAAAGAGGGGTGATGGGGCAATATTACTTTGTCTTGGCAGACAGATTTATAAAGGCAAATAAGATGAAAGCTAAGCTGTCCAATTTTACATTCGGCACGGCAGTACTTTATCTTAAAGCAGGCATGGCTGTCCGCAGAGCTGGTTGGAATGGCAAAGGTTTATTTGTTGTCAAGCAAGTACCTGCTCGTATTTCAGCCGACATTATCCCTAACATGCAGTCACTTCCTCAGTCTGCCAAAGACATCATTATGGCACGTGCTGAACCACACATCAGCTATACCAACCAGATGCTCATTGTACATCCAGACGGACGTGCCGACTCTTGGGTTCCGTCTTCAAGTGATGTATTTGCAGAGGACTGGGAGTTGGTAACTGAATAATAACTCTCTCCCCAGTGACAGTGGGGAGAGTAAAAAAGAAGAGAAATATGTTAAAAAGAAGTGAATTTAAAAGAGGAGAATTTCTTGTAACAAGTAAGGGAAGTATATTTATCCATGATGGCTATAAAAATGGTGACGGATATGGATGTTTGATTGGTCTGGATTCCAATGGCGAATTGCGAAAGCAAAGTGATTGGGGAAACTTTATGCGTTACCCAATAGACCATATAGCATCAGATAAAGAAATAGACCACCTTATGCGAAAAATAATGTACGCAGAGCGTATTACAAATTACTAATTATCATCCTCTAATTTAACAAGTGATTAATATGACAAAAGAAGATATAGCAGAGTGCATCAAGGTTATGCAAGCATACGTCGAAGGGAAACAGAAACAGTATGTAGATTCCGAGACAGAAGATTGGGCAGATATAGAATCGCCTATTTGGAATTGGGATACTTACGACTACCGTATCAAGCCCGAACCCGAGTACCGCCCATTTAAAAACGCAGATGAGTGCTGGCAGGAGATGCTGAAGCATCAGCCGTTTGGTTGGGTAAAAAGAAAATGTAATAAGCCGTCCTATGAACTTTTGGCTTGTATCTCTGAAAACAATGAAAACAATGAAGCTCCCGTATGTTTTGCAAGTTATGGCTCAGTAGATAGAGGTGTGGTAATTCGTTCAAGTAGTCGGTTTGACAAAATGTTCAATGTGTTCACGTTTGCCGACGGTGCGCCGTTCGGAGCAAAGGAGGAATAGCAATCTATGTATGAAAAAATCGGAAAATTCGCCGCAACCATGACTTTATCATTATGGACGGTGGTATTACTACGTTTGATAGGATTCGAATTTTCAAAAATGACATTTTGGGTATTTCTCGCAATCTCATCAATCGGCATTAACTGGATAGTCGATAGGTTAAACAGTATAAACAAGAAATAGATATGAGAGAAATTAAGTTCAAAGGCAAGCGTCTCGACAATGGCGAGTGGACGTATGGCGACTTACTCCACCTCGTAGACGGCGTGTATATAAGCAACGATAACGGAAACAACATGGCGCAGGTATACCCCGATACGGTCGGGCAGTACACAGGACTGAAAGATAAGAACGGAAAGGAAATTTATGAGGACGATATTCTTGCGCATAACGGCAAGAATATTGGTTTTGTAGCGAATGATATGCGCTGTTATTGTTTTGATTTAGTGTGCACCAACACAGCAAACACATGTACAGTGTCGTTGCACGATACTGTTGTCAACGATCATGAAGGCGATGTAGAAATTATCGGCAATATTAACGACCCAGTGGAGCTTTGAACATAAAAAATAAATAAAACAATGAGAAAAATTAAGTTTAAGGCTAAGCGGCTTGACAATCAAGAATGGGTTTATGGATATTTCTATGAGGAGAATGATAATACATACATTATCGAGGACTGCCAAAAGGAAAGCATGTTGAATAGAAATATTCCCTATAAGGTAAACCCCGATACCGCCTGTCAGTTTACTGGCAGTGTAGACAAGAACGGCAAGGAGATATACGAGGGTGATGTTATCCATATCGGACCAGATTATTATGTTGTGATATGGGTGGAAGATTTAGGAGGCTTCTACCTGAAAGTGGATTATGCAAAATTACCTTGTACCAGTCCTTTAGGTGCAATGTTGTGCCGTTTCGACTTTGAGGTTATCGGCAATATTAACGACGACCAGAAAGGAGGCTGATATGCAGGAAACGAAAATAACATTTAAGGTTCAAGTGACGTACGATGAGAGTCGTGTCATAATCACAGAACTGGCAATGACGCAGCCTATAAGTTTCGGTGTTGCCGCAGGTATCTTTAGAAGCCTTGCAGACTTTGAGGAAGAATGGAATGAGGAACATGACATAGAATTTAAAGAGCTATGACACAAGAAGAAGAGAATCAGCACATAAAGAAACTGAAAGACGCAGGATTTGACTGCGGTAGCAGCTTGTCAATACGCGAAACTATACAGCTCTTGAAACTCTCAAAAGGAGAAACACGGAAAATTTAATAAAAACAAGCAACAATGAAACAGGCAGATTACATCAGACTGACGGCACAGATTGCCGTGCTGAAAGAAATTGCCGTTGATTACAGCGGCAAGACGATAGACAACATCATACAACAGCTGGAAGCAATTAAGAAGGAGGTGACGGATGAAGATTAGAAAAACAAAGAAGCGTTACAAAACCATGTTTCGGACGCAGTATTGCTGCACTAAAGTAAAGTTTAAAAAGATAAGTACATCAATCGAAACAGAACCGCGTCAATACCCCAAAATGTGTGGCGTGTTTGTTGCATACGAGGTACGCAGGTGGTATCGTAAAAAGGAATTGAAAACTCGATACGTGCACATAAGAATTGGCGCGTAGAAAATAATTTTAATAAAACTCGAATTATGAACAAAAAAGTAAATAAAATTTCCTTCACATGGGAACAGCGTAGCACGCATGATACCGAGCAAGTGGGCGCTATGTATTGCTTCAAGCGTTGCGATGTTAATCAAACTTAATGATATGGTACAATTTCAAACATGGGAGAGCGGCTTGCATATTCTTATCACAAACGAGGCGTGTCGAGGAAGCGTGCAAGTCTGTTTTCCTGTTAAACAGGAAGATAAAGAGAATATATGCAACGCCGATTGTATACTATACGCATTATGGGTAGACCCACAATGGCGCGGCAAAGGCGGCGGCAATTATATGTTAAGAGCTGCCGAATATAACAGCAAATTAAAGGGTGCTAAAACCATTGCTCTAACATTTCATCCTTCAGATACCCCTAAATGGGTGCTTGATTGGTATATAGCTAATGGCTATCAAATCAAGGATGAAGATGAAGAATATAAAGTATTGGTTAAGACACTATAAATTAAATCAAATAACAATGAAAATACTCAAAGAAATCAAAGTTCCTACAGGTGAAATCTACACCGCAAAAGGAGACAAAGGCGTGTTGGAGTTTCTGACAGTAGCCGACTACGGAAAAGATGCAAATATCAAAGCCGACTTCCTCGGCATAACAAGAGAGCTGAATGGCGTGCCGAACGGAAAGCCGATGCCCCTAACCGAAAAATGGGTGATAACAATCTCTACCCAGTACGGCTGCTCAATGAACTGCAAGTTCTGCGACGTGCCGAAAGTCGGACCGGGACGCAACGTAACACTGAACGACCTACGCAACGAGATAACAACGGCGTTAAGTATGCACCCAGAGATTAACCATACCAAACGCCTTAATGTACACTATGCACGCATGGGCGAGCCGACATGGAACGAGGCTGTAATCGAGCACGCGCGCTTCTTCTTGCGCGTAGATATTGTTCCCTACATCGGGAATTCACTTGTACATCCTGTAGTAAGCACAATGCTCCCGAAGCATAATTGTAACTTGTATGATTTTATCCACAAATGGGTTAGAGTTAAGAATACCGACTACAACGGAAACGCAGGCTTGCAGTTCTCTATAAACTCTACCGACGACGCACAGCGAGAATATCTGTTCTCGGGTAACGCCTTGCCATTGAGAGATATTGCAGAACTTGCCGACACACTTGAAACTCCGCACGGTCGCAAGTACACCCTTAACTTCGCGCTTGCCGACGACTCCATTATTGACGGCAAGGTACTTGCTTCGATGTTTGACCCACGCAAGTTCATGTGTAAGATTACACCGCTCCACCGAACAAACAGCTGCGAAGCCAACCATATTCAGACAAGCGGAGGTTACGACTCGTTTGTGCCGTACAAGAAAGTGGAAGAAGATTTGAAAGCAAACGGATTTGATGTAATCGTGTTCGTTCCGTCGTATGACGAGGATAACGGACTGATTACTTGCGGCAATGCAATCCTGTCCGGCAAGAAGCCGACATCAAGCTACAAAGAAGTGGTATTTTAATCTGATAAACAAAATGAGCAAAAAGAAAATATACATATCATCACCGATTACCGGCTATAACCTCAACGAGCGACACAAGTTCTTCGCTCAGATTGAGAAAGAACTGACAATTCTCGGCTACAAGGCAGTCAATCCCATGAGTAAACCTTTATCCGACTCTGCGCCGTACACGGAGCACATGAAAGAGGACTTACGCCTGCTCCTCGGCTGCGACGGCATTGTTGTACCGAACAGATGGCGTTGTTCAAAAGGCTGTGAAATGGAACGCCGTGTGGCTGACGCTTGCGGAATACCGGTTGTCGGCGTGATAGGCGAGACGCACGATTTGCAAATCTTAAACGCGATATAAGCATGAGTGCAAGTCAGTTAATGAGCCGCACTCCGAGAAGGGCGTATATTATCGCGCCAAGTGTAAAGCAGAAAGAGGAAATACTAAAGAGCATTGACCGCTATTGTTCGCTGTATTACATCACAATGGGTTCTGCATACAACATTGCCCAAACAGCGATGATAGACGCTTACAACGCGATTAAAGAGGACAAAAAACTATACCGTCAGCAGACAAAGCAAAGCATCAACAAGGCTCTTGCTGCATACAACACATGGGATGCGAAGATGCGCTTTGTCCTCGCCGACCGCTATCAGCTTTGGCTTGACCTATCCGATGCGTCGGAAGCGGAACTGAAACCGCTCGTCACAACACTCTATTACTGCATCGACAACTACTTCTTGAAGAATAAGGTGCCGAAAAGCAAGATAATCTCCCGTATGGAGACGGCAATGGTGCTGATAGATATTGCGGTAAACCTATTTAAGAACTTGTTTGATAACATCCAAAAGAAAATCGGCAAGGACTTGCGACCGATGTTCAGTGATGGCAACGCACTGGAGTTGCGACAAAATTGGAACAATGCCATGCAATCCGTCATAAACTCGGTACCAGGAATGCCCGACATTGACATCAACGATGATGCGGACAGTGTTCAGGCGGCGAAGAATATCGTAACGAAAATCTCGAACGAGGGTGTTTACAACCGCGCAGGAGAGTATGCGTTACAGGTGAACCCAGAATATAAACCAGAAGATTACGGAATATAATAATATCAACGGCGCACGGACTACAATAAAGCCGGCGCAAAAATAAAGTATAAAGATAGAAATGAGTAGAGGAAAACATTTTTCACAGGAAGAGATAGAATTCCTAAAGGTTAATGCTCTTGTTATGACTACAAAGGAGCTTGCCGATAAACTCGGAAGAAATTATTGGGCAGTACATAGAAAACTGCAAGCAATGGGAGTAATAAAGAATCATGTATTTACTGCCGACGAGGACTTTATCATAAAAAGAATGTATGGTAAATACACTGCAAAGGTAATAGCTACCAAAATAGGAGTTGACGAGAATGCGATATACAATCGTTGTAAAAAACTAAAGTTAAGCCAGAAATGATAAAGAGTTTTACAATAGACCACACAAGGCTAAAACCTGGAATATATGTTTCAAGGGAGGATAGTATAGGGAAAGAGCGAGCAACAACTTATGACTTGAGAGTCTGTTTGCCAAATAAAGAGCAATTGACACCAGAGATTGCGCATACGATAGAGCATCTTATGGCAGATTATTTACGCAACGAATGGGTCTACAAACAAAAAGTTATTTATTTTGGGCCTATGGGATGTCTAACCGGTTTCTATCTAATTCTTAAAGGTAGACCGGACATTGTAAGGGTCGCTTGCGCACTAGTAGAAGCATTGAGATATTGCTCTAACAGTTCGTCTATACCAGGTGCTACAGAAAAGGAATGCGGTAACTATAAGTTGAATGACTTACAAGGAGCTATCGAAACTTTGAAGGGTTTTAAGGAAGATATAGAGAATAAAATCTCAGAAGCATCAAAGGTATTTTCATACCCACGTTAGATTTATATGTAAACATAAAGATTTGACTATCAGATACTTATTTTAAAAATAAGCTTTGATAGTCAAATCTTTATTATTATATTTGCACCATAATAACTGCTGTGATAAATCGTACTGGGATATTTAATGATTAATCACTAAATATCAATAAAATGAAGAAAAAGACAAAGCAGGTATTAAGTATTTTGAAACCTAAATGTAAGGCGTTAGGGTTCAATTTGGAAGAGTTAGAGGGTATTGCCGCAGACATTGCCGATAACCTTGAACTTGATGAAGAAGCCTCAGAAGAGGAGATAAACGAGAAGATTTCGTCAGAAGTCGAAGCGGTTATCCCTTATCTTAAGATCGCTCAAAAGGCGTCAAATCGTGTTATTCAGAATTCAAAGAATAACAAAAACCCAGAAAGCGATGACAACGGCACGAATGCCGGCCAAGATGGCGTCGACCAGGAGAAAGAAGAAGAAAAAGTTCCGGTTTGGGCACAAGCAATTATCACCCAGCAAAAAGCGATACAAACAGAACTAACTGGTTTAAAGTCCGAGCGAGAAACAGACGGAAGACGCTCAAAGTTAAAAGCATTGTTGAAAGACACCGGCACTTTCGGCAAGAGTACCCTCAAAAACTTTGACAAGATAAAGTTCGAAAACGAGGCAGATTTCGAAGAGTTCTATGATGGTGTAGTAGAGGATTTAGCAACATTAAACCAGGAAAGAGCCAACGCGGGTCTCGCCAAACTTGGAGCAACCGCAGCTACAAGCGGGAACAAAAAAGAAAAAGAGGGCGATAAGCCAGAAGTCATCAGCGAAAAAGAGATTGAAGAGTTGGCAGGAACAATGTAAAACAAAAAAAGTAAAATTATGTATGGATTAGAAGCAGCAGAAGTTTTTGACTCTGGTAAAGAGTCTGTTGTCATCCGTAAATATCTAAATGGTATTACAGGTGGCGTTGTGCTTGACATGACCGGGTTCGACGAGCCATTTATAAAATGTGGCCACGTAATCATTCGCAGCACAAAGGATGGAGAATACAAACCTATGCCGGTTTCTGGAAAGGAGTATTCTTCATTACCAGCGAATTGCGAGTATGTCGGCGTTTGTATGACAACCGCTCCCAAAGACACACCTCACGTCGGCGTACTCACAGCCGGGGAGGTTAACGACAGAGCAGTACCCTACTCAGTAGAAACCATTAAAGCAGCGTTTAAAACAGCGGTTCCCACAATACAGTGGGGACATGACAAAATCAATTAATTATGAACAGTTCATTATTTCTAAAGTATGTATTGAGTTTCTTCCCCGTTCTGAAGACACTCATTGAGAAGATAAATGGGAAAAGAGGAAACGAGCTTACATATCTCCACAAAGACACATCAATTCTTCGCCGCGTCTACTCGACTGACAACAAGTGGGAGGCCGACACAGTAGACACAAGCTATGTAGCCGCTGACTATGTAGCCATCGACTCACCGGTTCCATTGAAATCTCGTGACCGCATTTCCGTAGCCAACGGCAAGCTGCCGAAGATGGGTATGAAGAAGAATCTTAAGGAGTCCGAAATCCTAGCTCTTCGCATAATGGAAGCGCAGGGCGGTCAGACAGCAGAGATACGAAGAAAACTGGCACAGGATCCAGTTGCATGCTCCGTAGGTATCGATGAGCGAAACGAATATGCCCTACTCTATGGACTTTCAAATGGTTATGTAGCGGTTCGCGATGATGACAATCCAAAGGAGTTGCTCCGTATTAACTATCAGTATCCCGAAGATAACAAGCTCGGAATCAACAACAAGAAAGACGGTCTCACCGTAGACGACTTAAAAAACGCTATTGAAAGAGCGACAAACGACGGTAACACAATTATCCAGTTCTGGATTGCAAAGACAACTTTTGATGCGTTAAAGAAGACCCAGGGTGCGAAAGAGCTCGTAGCGACTTATAACGGACAGTCATACGATTCGAACACAAAGTTGCCAACTCCAACGACAACCAAGTTCCAAGAAGCCTTTGAGGATGAGACAGGCGTAACATTCCGCATAATCAATCGCACTGTTCGCCTCGAAGAGGATGGAGGACGCCGCAGTGTTAAGCCTTGGAACAAGAATATGGTTATCGGAGTCTGCAATACCATGATTGGAGCACTTGTTTACGGACAGGTAGCGGAATCAACTAACCGCGTAAGTGGTGTGACCTACCAGCAGATTGATTACAAGCTCATATCGCAATACTCAACAACAGACCCACTAATGGAGACAACCGCTGTTCAGGCGTATTGCTTACCTGTAATTGAAGACGTTGACTCTATCTATCAGATAGACATCACAGTCGAAGACCCTGTAATTGAAGTTGATGACGCAAAAGAGTCTGAAGACGCATCCGATGAAAAGGTAACCATTGCAGATAAGACCTACAAAAAGGCGGAAGCAATTGCCGGTCTTAATGCTCTTGGAGCAAGCTTACCAAGCAATGCTTCTGATGCGGATATCGTAGCTGCGTACAATGAGCTTCCTCCAGTAAAGAAAGGACAGTTTAAAACAAATGTGACACCAACAACTTAAAGTTATGAAGACAATCGGGCAAGCGTTAATCGATGAAATACACATACCAATTCCATTCGGGTATATAGAGAACGTGTGTATCAAGCGTAATTTGGACGTTTTTGATGATTTCGACTACGAGTCATCTAAGAGCGAAGCGTACAAAGGTGCGCTTGCCGATTGCCTAATGTCACTAGTTCAGGCAGTCAATTTCTCTGAGTCGGATAAGTCTATAGGTTCTCTTACCGAAGACCAGCGTCAAGCCATAACGCTAAAAGCAAATGGTCTATACAAAGAAATAGGGGAAAGCGAGATTCCAACAAGACCAGTACCCACAGTTTATATAAATTGTTGATGAGTTTACTAAATTTCAACGCCTCTAAGCTTTATCGCCAAACCAAGACAGAAGGTTATACCGATGTGAATGGCGACTATCACCCCGGAAAAATCAAGTGGGAATACTGCTGTTCATGCGATGTTGTGCCAGCAGGAGAAGCGAACAAGATAGCTATCCCAGACGGATCTATTGATTTTTACTCATATACAGTATACAATATACCGGTATGTGTAAAAAAGTTTAACTACGGAGATTTTGTGCGACTTTTAGTCTTGGGCGAGGAAGAAGTAATCCTAAAGGTTAAGGGATTTCATCGATACCAACTTCAATGCAAATTATGGGTATAAGGATAGTAACACCAGAAAACTCGGTAAAAGAGTTCCTGTTTCGGGCAGCATCGTATTTGCAATCTGCAATACTAAATGCATTATGCAAGCTTGGAGAAGAATGTGTCGTTAAAATCAGGAATCGTTCTTCAAGGGAGAGCTGGATAGACCATACAGGCAACCTGCGAAGTTCAATAGGCTACTCAGTATACGACCACGGTAAGAAATTTTTGTCATCAGCCTTTTCACAGGTGCTTTCAGGTGTAGCCGGAACAGCTAAAGGAAAGAAGCTGATTGAAGATTTAGCAAAAGAGTATTCCCGTGTTTATGCCCTAGTAGTCATAGCTGCCATGGAATACGCAGCAGAGGTCGAAGCGATAGATAGCAAGGATGTGCTATCATCAACAAAGACATGGGCTGTTGGTCAAGTAGAGTCACGCATAAAAACCGCAGTGGATTTTGCTATCTTGGAAATAAACAAATGGAATATATGAGGTCAGACGGAACTATAAGGACAGACGTATATCACTATATCAAAGGCAGTGTATTAGACAATGCTACAAATGGCATGGTGACAAAGAAAAAGCGCCCTGCGAAGTCGCATAAGGAAGACATTGTTATCTCCATACTTTCAAATGAGGGAGTACAAAACCAAACCGCAATTGTCAATGTGAACATCTATGTTCAAGATTACGATGTGGAAGGCCAGTTTGAAGAGAATACGGCTCGTGTAGATGAATTATGCGAAATAGCTTGGAAACTACTTGAACATTTCAGAACAGACGAGTATGTTGCACATGCAATAAATCAACGTGTTTATCCAACAGATAGCGGAGAGCACATTATAAATAATCAAATAGAATACAAAACTTTAAACGATTAAATTATGTCAGTAACATCTTGGGGCAAATGCTCTATATTCATTCAGCCTGTCGGCTCAGCCAAAAATGAGTGGGACAAGCTTGATACACCGAAAGAGAATACAACACAGGTTACTCCTACTAAAGGTGACACAATGACGCAGACTGAAGAAGGTGGCGGCACAGTCGATAGAAAGACGAAGAAGTCAACCTATGAAGCTGCATATCAGTTATTCATTAAAAAGGGAGTCTCCCAGCCATTTAAGACCATAGACGGCGTTGTAGAAGGAAACTATCGTCTCGCTATTCAACCTGAAGATCCAGAATTGCCTGGTGTGTATATGGGCAATACAACCGTGGGTGCAGAGGAAGCCTTTACTACGGAAGATGGTGCATTGATCACATACACGCATTCTGCTCTCATCCCTGATGGTGATGTAGTAGCTAAAACAACAAACAAGAAAAACGAGGATGTGTATTGTGCTTACCGATGGCGCGTAATAAAAGCTACAAAGGGTACAGGTGGTAAATATGCATTGAAGTTTAGCACTCCACAAGCAGGCGAAACCCCACCTACTGAGATTGAGGAAACTTACACAAGCGTATAATGTGTCTCTCCCTTCGCCGATTGAGGGTAGTCAGTCGGCATAAGCCCAAGTAGCTCAGTTGGAAGAGCATGGTCTAAAGTTAGCCATTGTTTAAATCCGCAGACCATAAAGCGGTTGAGAGTCGCAGGTTCGAATCCTGTCTTGGGCACATGAAAGAATTAGGAACCATCATAGCAAACGTATTAACAGATACGCCTATCTATTTCACGATAGGCAATAAACGTTATTGTGCTTATCCGCCGACGTTAGGAAAGATGTATCTAATTTCCCAATTGTTAGAAACACTCGGAATAAATAAGGAAAACATAGCCACTAACCCGGTTTTAGAAATAATGCGAGTAGTAAAAGCAAAAAGAATGGAATGCTGTAAACTACTCGCATATCACATTACAAACAAAAGAGAAAAGCTATTAGACATAGAATGGATCGAGAGAGTAAGTAATTCTCTCAATAGAGCCGCAGACGATGAAGACCTTACAACACTTCTAGTTGTAATACTGAAAGAAAGCAGCCTAGAGAACATTGTTAGTATGACCGGAATAGACAAGGAAACAGAAAGAATGTCAAATGTAAGCGCAGCAAAAGACACGAAGAACCAATATGTATTCGGAGGCAATACGATATGGGGTTCCATGATAGATGTGGCTTGCGAACGATACGGATGGTCTTACGACTATGTAGTATGGGGAATATCATACAATAACCTAACGCTTATGCTTAAAGACAAGATAACATCAATCTATCTGTCTGATGAAGAAGCAAAGAAATGCAGGATACCACAACAAAGCGGAGATTACATCAACGGAAACGATAGGAAAGCTGTAATGATGGCGGCGATGGAAAGTGAACTCAACCCCGAATAACCGACCTCTCACGCACACGCGCACGAAATTAATTCCTATTTAGAATACAGGTCTCAATAATCACCGTGTTACACCTAAACCAAAGAAATTTAGAACACCATGCCAAGTTTAAAATTTGATGCTGTCATAGAAACAGGAAAAGTTGTCTCAGGTTTCCAGGATATTCAGAATGCCGTTCACAAGACAGCGGCGACAGTAGAGTCTGAGGGCAAGAGCATTGATGATATAATAAACAAAATACAGAACACAGCTAATATAGCTATTGGTGGATGGAGTATAGGAAAGTTTGTAAGTCAGATGATGCAGGTCAGAGGTCAATTCCAACAGACGGAAATGGCATTTAAAACCATGCTTCAAAGTGAGGAGAAAGCGAAAGACCTGATGCAGCAGCTGATAAATACCGCAGCCATAACGCCATTTGGTGTAGATGATGTTACAGAAGGAGCAAAACAGTTGCTAGCCTTTAATGTAGCTGCAAAAGATGTCAACGATACGCTTATAAGACTCGGTGATGTTGCAGCTGGTATGGGAGTAAGCTTATCTGAAATGGTAATGTTATATGGAACCACCATAGCAAAGGGCAAGATGGATACAATGGATTTGTACCAATTCCTCAATCGAGGTATTCCTATCGCTGATGAACTGGCTAAGGTTATGGGTCTTGATGTTAATAACGCAATTGCCGAAGTCAAAGAACAACTTACAGCCGGCAAGGTGACAAGTGATATATTCATTAAGGCTATGCAGAACATGACATCAGAAGGAAGTAAGTTTGGCGGCATGATGAAAGCACAGTCTAAAACTATCACTGGTCAGATAAGCAATATTGAAGACGCAATAGAACAGATGTTCAATGAGCTTGGCAGATCACAAGAAGGAATTATCAATACGGGACTTGATGCAGTGTCCACAATCGTAGAAAACTGGCGCAAGGTTGGCGAGGTAGTGATGGTAGCAGCAACGGCATACGGTACATACAAAGCTGTTCTCATGGCTGTCAGCGCTCTTCAAGTGATAAACAACCGTATACTTCAGCAGGCTGTTGTTGAAAAAACACTCGCAGCAGCAGCCGGCATAAATTTATCAAACGCAGAGGCAGTTGCGGCAGCACGAACAAAATTCCTGACATTAGCACAACAGGGACTTACAACAGCATTAAAGGAAACTGCAGCCGCAACGCTGTTGAACCCATACGTACTTATGGCTGCCGCTATTACAAGCCTTGTCTACACGATATACAAGTTTTCAACGGCAGCCTCAGCGGCAGAGATAGCGCAGAATGCTTGGAATAAAAGTATGGATGAATTTAACAGGAAGGCAGAAGACCGCAAACAGAAGATTAAAGAGTTAGTTCAAATTATTCAAGGCGCTGATTCCACCAGTCTGGAGAAACAACTTGCTTTTGACGAACTGGGTACTGTAGCCCCCGAACTTGCTAAGGTTTATGACAGCGTTAAAAAACTTGAAGACACCGATTTGACTAATTTCAACAAGCAACTGAATGAAATGACCGGCAAAGACCGCGAGGTGGGGTTAAAGGCACAGATAAAACAACTAAAAGAATATGCAAAGGCCTTGCAAGATAATTCTGCGTCTGCTGCAGCAGGCTCCGCAAGACGTGCTGCTGTGCAAGGCTTAAAGGATAACTATGGCATCGAAGCTCCCTGGTCATTTAATAAAGACGAAAAGTTAAACGACGCCATCTTCGAGTACATGGTAAAGCTACAAAGCGAACTTGACAAAATACAAAAAGCGAAGGATGAACTGGAAACGCCTACACAGATAGATGTCAAACTTGCCGAGGAGGACTATAAGCAAAGCAAGGATGAATTAGACTACCTGTCCAGGTTCGCCCTTGCAATGAAAAACGATATAGAGAAGAAGCCTACAAATATTCCTTTCGAAGGAAGAAATGCCGAGAAGGTTATAGTGGAGCTTGAAGACAAGGTCAACGACCTCAAGAAGGAGCAGGAAGAGCACCCCATCCAATTCACAGCAGATAAGAAAAAAGCGCTTGATAAATACCAAGAATTGCTTGGAGACATTAAGAGATGGAAAAATACAGCGTGGAAGCAGGGAGTGTTTACTATACCAGTTGAGATACAGTTCAAGATGAAGCAATTGCAGGACGAGACAGACAAGGCAAAGGGCCATTTTAATTATGTCACTGGTAAATACGAAGAAGCAAACAAGGATGAGTCGTATGCAGCCGCCAAGAAGCGAGCAAAGATTAACTATCAAGCGGCTGTAAAGGCAGAGAAAGAGGCAAGAAAGGGGTCTAACAAAGATTGGGAGAATGCGAAGGAAGACCTCGATGCCAAAAAGAAAGAATACGAAAAGTATTGGGGAAGCATATCTGAGGCTTCAAGCAAGGCAAACAAATCGATGACCGATGCAAAGAAAAGGGCGGAGGAACAGAGAAAAGCGCAGGAAGAGTTGAGCAATGCTTTAAAGGAGCTTATCCAGAAGAATATGGACGATGAAATCTCCATTATGCGCGAAGGAACGGAAAAGAAACTAAAGGAGATTGACAATGACTATAAGAAGCGTATAGCAGAAATAAAAAAGCAAGAGACAGAGTTCAAGAAGAAAAACAAGGAAGCAGGTAAAGCCTCATCACTCACCAAAAAACAGTCAAAGGCAATTAGTGAGGCGAAATACCTTGCCAGTCTTAATAAAGAACAAAAGATTAGAGAAGTCAACAAGGAAGCATCAGATAAAGAGCGAAATGACCTCTATGAATATCTTAAGGAGTATGGTAGCGTTCAGCAGCAGAAACTCGCAATCACGCAAGAGTACGCGGACAAGATAGCCAAAGCCGAAAATGCTTATCAAAAGGCATCGCTTGCAAACCAGCGTGACAACGAGCTGAAGAAAATAGATGCAAGCGATGTGTTTGAACAAATAGACTGGGAGAATGTCTTTGCAGACCTCTCATCTCACACAAAGGAGTATCTCGTTTCCTTGCGTGCACAGCTACAGTCATTATTAAAAAGTGGTAAGTTAACTGATGTCTCTGATATATCCAAGGTACAGGAGAAAATCAACGATATCAATGCCGAGATAAGCAAGCAGGGAGGAATATTCGACTTTATAGGTACGAAGCAGCAGGAAAACATACGTCGTATCAATGAAGCTAAAGAAGCGCAAGAAGCCCTCAATTCAGCAAAATTGCAAGAAGCAGACATTGAAAAACAATATGAGAAAGCTTTAAAGCAGGCAAACCACAAGGCAGCAGATCTTGGAGTGCGCGCTATCGGAGATGATACCACAGGCATACAAGCTAATATAGACAAGGCGAGCATAGACAAGTCTACCAAAGAGTACAAGGAAATGTCATCCATTCTGACAAACCTTGCTGTGCTTGAAGGGAAGCTGGCTAAAGCACGAGAAAAGACCGCTAAAGCCACTATAGAAGCGAAGGACAAAGAGGACGCAGCAAAGAAATCAACCAAGGCTCAAATAGCCGATTGGTTCTCTGATGCGCAGGAGTTTATATCCAAAAGTGGTATAGACCAGCTACCAGAACTTTTCTCCAGCCTTGGCATGGATGAAGCATCTGCTAAAATTGGTCAAGGTCTATCAGCTTTAAATGACTCCGCTGGTGCTGTTGCAGACTTTGAGAGCGGCAACTACATTGGAGCTTTAACAAAGGGGATTTCTGCCTTACAAGGGTTTTCAAATGTCTTAGGAATTGGCGCAGACAATACAGCAAAAATGCAGGATAAGATAGATGAGCTTAATCAAAAGAATGACGTACTTGCCTCATGTCTTGAAGAACTGAATGATACACTACAGGGTACAAATTCCATAACGGGAGCACAAGAGGTATATAAGGATGCCGTAGAGCTTATAAATGCACAAAAGAAAAACGCATCAGATGCCATGAAGGCAGAGGCGAACAAGCATGGCACTTGGCGTTCTTCCCTCCATTCTTCTGTTAACGACAATAAAACTTGGAAAAAAGACATGGAGAAAGTGTCAAAAATCCTTGGCAAGACTGTAAAAAGTAGTAAGGATTTCCTTTCTCTATCTCCAGAAGAGATGAAAAAAATCCGCGACACAGACAAAGATTTGTTTATGTCGATTCTCAATGAATATAGAAAAGAAGGCGGCAAGGGAGGTCGCTCTGACAAGTTGCCGAGTATGATACAAGACTATATCGACAAGTATGCTGATGCTGTCAATGACCTCAATGAGCAAATGAGCGAGAAATACACCCAGATGTCGTTTGATGACATGAAGAGCAGCTTCTTTGACGCATTGATGGATATGGATAAGGACGCAGAAGACTTTTCGGACGACTTCTCCAAATACCTCATGAAGTCTGTGCTTAATGCTAAAATTGGAGACCTCCTCGATAAGGATTTGAAGGAATTCTATGATGAATGGTCTAAACTTGCCAAGGACGGTCTTTCAGAAACAGAAGTTGACTATCTAACCAATAAATGGAATGGAATAGTCGATAAAGGCATAAAATTCCGAGACGAAGCAGCAAAAATAACAGGATACACTGGCACATCTTCACAGGAGGCAACAAGCGGAGGTTGGCAATCCATGGGGCAAGAAACTGCAGATGAACTTAATGGTCGATTTACTGCCTTACAGATAGCAGGAGAAAGCATATCGGCAAGTATGATCACCGCTGTTGTGCATATGGAGACGATAATATCAACTGGAATCTCAACCAATGGCGCTGTGACAGAGATACGAAACATGATGATAATGACAAACAGCTATCTAGAGGATATGGTAAAGTATGCCAAACTCACGTATAGCGAATTTGGTTCAAAGATTGATGATATAAACAAGAGACTAAAGGAAATATGATAATTAAAGAACAACTATACATAAATGGGAAAAACGCTTACACTGAATACGGCATCTTTATGGATGACACAGCAATTAGCGCATTAATGACACCAGCTCCGAGCAAGGAGTTTATCAGTAATAAATATCGCTATAAGAATGGTAAACATGTAATCAAGCACAATCCATGCCTTGATGAGCGCGATGTTACGATAGGCTTCAATATTCATGCGAAAGACGAAAAGACATTCATGTCGAATTATTACAAGTTCTGCGAAGAAGTCTTGTCCACCGGCGAATTGATTATTCACACGTCATTCCTGCCGAATGTATGGTATAGATGTACTTACTTATCTTGTACACAATTTAGTCAGTTCAATCGCCAGATGGCAAAGTTTAGTCTAAAACTAAACGAGCCCGATCCAAGCGACAGAGGTGAAAATAGCAAATATAGCGTATGATACAGGTTTATAGAAACGGCCAAAATTTCTTCACAATAGAAGATTTGTGTGAAGGTTCCGTGATGTCAAGACAGCTCATGGAGAACCACTACATAAAGTTAAAGTTCTCTACGGAAAATCCAGTCTATTTTGAGATTGGAGATTCTGTAGAGATTCCAGACTTTGGTTTGTTTGTTCTAACATCAGCGTACTTTCCGAAATACAATAGCACGACAGACGGCTATGACTACGAGATGCAGATGGATGCTTACTACATGGCATGGAAGAACAAAATTTGCAAGTACCGTCCTCAGCATGGAGCCAATGAAACTTCATTCAAGCTTACAGCACATGTCTCGGCGCACCTCAACGTTGTTTTAAGCAACTTAAAGGCTCTTGGCTATAAATATAATGGAAAAGATATCGTCGTTGATTACACGACATACAATAAGTCTGTGTTCGATGCTGAAAAGCGCTTCTTGGTAGAGTACAACTCAATCAGCATAATAGAAGCCCTCAATACTATTGCAGAATCCCTTGAATGCGAGTGGTGGATAGACGGTAGTGTGATTTACCTTGGCTATTGCGAAATGACTGGGCAGACTGTCTTTGAGCAGGGGGTAAATATGCTGTCAATGTCACAATCAGACTCAAAATCAGATTACATAACCCGTTTGTACGCTTTTGGCTCTGACAAGAACATACCTAGCGGTTACTTCACTGGTGCAGAAAAAGATGTTACCACAGATGGGGTGGCGACAGATTATCTGATGTTGCCTAACAAAAAAGAAGATTCTGAGGGGTTCTATTCAAAAGACGGATACATTGAAAATACTAATGTTGTAAAAAATGATGGGCAGGCAATTGAGGGTGTTGTAGTGTTTGATGATGAATACCCAAAGGTAAGTTGTACCATCAGCAATATAAAGACATATGATAAAACTGCAAAGAATAACGATGGAACGACAACAACAGAAACTTTTTGGCAAGTAACTTCTACCGATTCATTTGCGACATCATTTAAACAGAGTTGGATTAAACACAATCTTACTCTTATGATAAAGTTTGAGAGTGGTGCGTTAATTGGAATGGAGTTTGAGATTAGCTTTAAGATACTCGATGGTGTTAACTACTTTGAGGTTGTTGCCAATGACAACTATGGGCGAAAACTTCCAGACACCACACTATGCCCTAAAGTTAATGATAAGTTTTTTTGTATAATTGGGACGCGACCAAGATAACAGAAACAAACCTTATACAAGATGCGAGAGAAGCCTTGTTTGAAAGAGCAAAGACTTACTACAAGAAGTCTATGATAGACAATTCCAATTTTACGTGTGTAATGGATGGGGAAAAGTTCTATAACAATGGAACATACGACTATCAACCCCTCGGTGAACAGGTGAAGCTGATAAATCCCATGTTTGCCGATACTGACGCAAATGGTAAACATTATCGCAATTCTCGCATTATAGGAATGGAGATAAAGCTTGATATACCATACGATAGTCCGACTTATATCATAGGAGAAAAAGCCTCGTACAGTAGGCTTGGACAACTTGAAGACAAGGTTGAGTCAATAACTGTCAGCGGAAAGCAAGTAGCGAATGCAAACGGAGGTAGTGGTGTGTATGTTATAGGGGAAAATGATGTTACACCAGAAACTGATAGCAATGTTTATTCTGCACGTAGAACACGAAACAATTTTCTCTCTAAGACCGAAGACGATATTGCACAAGGAATCATTCGTTTTTTCAAAGGTCTGAAATTCGGAGCGAAAGCTGTAGACAACCCTCTCGGCATCTCCTCTGACGGCATCGCAACCCTCAAAGAGATTGTGTCGGCTGCGTTCCGTTCGGGTGCGCTCGGCTCTGGCTTTAAGCTTGGTGATTATAACGGAAGTGGTGATAGTTACTTGGAGGTAGACCGCCTGCTTGTGCGCAAGGCTGCGGAGTTCGTAAGGCTCGTAATCCGAGAGCTTCAAAGCGTAGGTGGTGAGATTGTTCTGTCGCCTGCTGCCATGAAGATTAGCAATGTGGTCTATTTTGAGAGGGGTGTGTATCTTCCCGAATATGAAGCTCTTCCTCTGCGCTACAATGTTTACCGCTGCTACTTCTCACAGAAGAAAGGTGACGAGGAGATAGAGAACCAGTTCGTCGAGGACGACCTTGTGCGCTGTCAGACGTTCAACGTCAAGGAGGGCGTGAATGAGAACGTGAAGAACAGATACTACTGGCGTAAGGTGTACAAGGTAGGCAAAGATTTCATTGATGTGTTGGCTGATTTCTGCGATACTAGTAGCGATATTCCGCAGGCAGGTGACGAGCTTGTACAGATGGGCAATACGACGGACACAGCTCGCCAGTCGGTCGTTGTTTTGTCGGCATACGGAGCGGATGCGCCATCATTAAAGATGTACGAAGGCGTAGATAGCTACTCTTTAGAAAACAAGGAGGTCTTTGTCCTGTCGCGCAAAGAGATGTTCGCCATAGCCGATAAGTTTAGGTTCATTACGCGCAAGGCTAATGGCGAGATAAAAAGCACGCAGTCGTTTGCGGAGCTTGTAATGTCCGTGGATGGGCTCAGAACAACGGTCAACAGCAACAAAGAAGAGCTTGACGGCGAGATAAAAAGCACGCAGTCGCAGATAACACAGACCGCAAATGATATAAGAACAGAGGTTAGGAGAGACTACTCTACCAAGAAGGATGTAAACGACCAAATAGCAACGGTTAGCTCTTCTATAACACAGACCGCTACACAGATAGCGATGAAGGTAGGCTACACTCTTGCCGAGCGACGGAACCTGCTCGTCGGTTCGTTGTTCCGCAAGCAAGGCGAGGGTTTCTTTCTTCTACGCTCTAAGATATATCGCACGTCGGCGCATGAGGGTGCTAACGTGATATTCGCACCAGAAGCTAAGGCAGGCGGTGTGCAATGGGGTGGAGCAGCAAACTCTCACAACATACACGTCACCAAGGGCAAAACGTACACGCTGGCTTTCTTGGCACGCACGAAGTCTGCCAAAGTCGAGATTGCGGGAGAGGTGGTGTGGCATAGCTCGGCAACCGACACGTCACGACCAAGTGGATATACCGGTCCTAACGGCAGTGCGAATTTAGGCGTAGTAACGATAACGCCAAGCAACGGCTGGTATCTCTACCAGAAAACCTTTACTGTGGCAGCGAACGCTCCTTATGAGTGGATTTCCGTGGCGTGTCTAAAGGTTAACGCGTCTACTGCGAGTCAGCAGGTGTACATCGCTCACCCTATCCTCATAGAGGGTACTGCGGAGGACTTTGTGTGTTGGAGCGCATCGCCTGACGATTACGACTACATCGGGGGCAATCTTCTTGACAACACGCGCACGTTCGCCAAAGCCGGCAATCTGACACGAATGGATGCGTCAGTGGTCACTAACGAGTCGTACAACAACGGATGCTCGGTAATATATACAAACGCTGCTTCCAAATACATTGAGATGGCGCAGTGGAGCGTTAGCTCTATCATCAAAAAAGATGAGGACTATATGTTCTCGTTTATGGCAAAAGGTTCCGGCAGCATCGACGCATACATGTGGAGTGGTTCTAATCTAAGCATATTCGCCGAGGACAGCGAGCGCGATACAACAACAAGTAACGCCGACGGAGGTCGTCGCTTCTCTCTTACAAGCGAGTGGAAGCGTTATTGGGTACACTGGCGTTCTGAGGGCACTGGCATACCTAATTATGTCTTAATCCGTTGTTTGCAAGGCGGAAAGGCGTGGGTGACAATGCCGAAGTTGGAGGTGGGTGCAACGCCTACCGATTGGATAGAGGGCAAGAGTGGTTTTATCGAAGACAGTGGCATTGCAGCCAAACTACTGCGCACAGGCTTAGACATCGAAAATGGCAAGATAACGGCAACGGCGGATAAGTTCGAGATACGTAATAATAGCGGCGAGACAACGGCAAGCGTTAATGAGAAAGGTTTGTTAGAGGTTGGCGCAGGTCTGTTTGGCGGTTTTGTCAAAAAGAAAAAGACAATTATTACACCAGAGAACATAGACCAATACCGAATACCCGCAGCTTCCTTAAGCGTTGTATTATTCGACTTTACTAATGCGGGCTCGTTCGTGGAGTTTCAAGGTGATTTCAATAATTACTTTAAATCCTCGCAGGTTGATCTTGTATTGCCATTCAACAATCCTAAAGATAGTTTGAATAGTCTTCATGGCGTGTCAACCGACGAAGCGTTACAATATGTTGGACAAACACTAATAATCAAGAATCGCGCAAACGTTGCATTCGTTGTACATGGAGGAGGTATAATAAACAAAAGAGGAACAACGACCTCAACTGGAGCTCTAAAAGTCAATGAAATTTCCTCAAATGAAAGACTTATCACGACTTGCGAGGTTACGACTACTTTTGGCAATTCTACGAGTGGAGCTAACCCCAACCGCTTAACCGCCGTAGGGTGGAATGGAAATATTTATGGTTAAATATAAAGTACAACAATAGAACACAAAATAATATGAAGAAAATAGTTAGAGGCAACGATTTCACGTTGCGAGTGCCGGTAAGGAGGATTGTGAACGGAGAAAAAGAGAGTTTGTCCCCTGCCAGCTTGTGAGGAGATTGAGGTGAACCTTGTCAATGCGTTCCGCCGTAGAAGAATGGCGCATACGATAGGCGTAGAGGACGACTCGCTGCTTGAGGTGAGCGTGCATAGCTCGGAAATGGCTCTGGGTGCGTATGCTCTGGAGGTGAAGGGCAAGCTGTTCGGCAGATCGTGGCGAAGCAATGAGTATGAGCAGATTATGCTTGTTGATAATAATGCGTCGGGCGATACGGAGTTCGGTGAGACTGACGAGGGCGAGGACTCGGTGGAAATGGACACGGCTATAGTAGTGCTGGCTCCTGTCACCGTGATAGACGGCAACTTCGAGGTGCTGATTGACGAGGCTGTCAGCGAGTCGGAGAAGAAGACAGACACTAAACTCGAAGAGCTGAAGAATGAAATCGTCAACGGTGTGAGAGATGGTGCGTGGCTGCCACTAAAGCGAGGACGCAAGAGCGATGGCACTTTCGTTGACGACTGCGTGGCGATGGGCTTCCAAAGCGAGGCAACTGGCTATGGCTCAACAGCAATGGGGTATAATTGCAAGGCATTGGGAAATACGGCACATGCGGAAAATGCTGGATGTACGGCAAGTGGGGATAATTCACATGCCGAAGGAGAAGGATGTGTCGCAAAAGGAAAAGACAGTCACGCAGAAGGAAACAGCACAGAAGCGAGTGAAGTGAATTCTCACGCAGAAGGACACAGCACAGAAGCGAGTGGATGGAATTCTCACGCAGAAGGAAAATTATGTAAAGCAAGAGGTAGTCATTCTCACGCTGAAGGTTGTGGTTGTAAAGCAACAGGTGATTGTTCTCACGCTGAAGGTCTTTTTTGTACCGCAATAGATGAAGTATCTCACGCTGAAGGGGACCATTGTACCGCAAATGCTCGTTCTCACGCTGAAGGTTTTTATTGTAAAGCAACAGGTCGTAAGTCTCACGCTGAAGGAAACCAATGCACTGCAAGTGGAGATTCTTCTCATGCACAAGGTTCCTGTAATTATGATGATCCATCATTTATTGACATGGTAGGTGTTGGTAATTATGAAATTAACAAAAATGCTTCTGCTATATATGTAAAGCGTAATACAGGTGGTAATCTTGATACAAGTGACCCCAAGAACGGCTACCTGTATCTAATAGGTGTTGGTGGATATCAAGGACAAGCTATTGCAGAGGGTACGAAGAGCGTACAGGAGTTTATCGCAGACCTAACTTCACGTATAGAGGCATTGGAAGCTAAACTTGCGGACACAACGGCAAAAGAAGATCAACAAACCAACTAAATTTATTGCGTGAGCTTTACTGGTAACAATATTAAAATAAGAAGTAGATAATAATAGAATTAAACGATACGAAAGCAAGTGATGTATTAATTGACAAACTGAAGCAGTTTACAACACGATAACGTTTTGAAAAGAAAATATGAGGAACCATCTATATATGGCAAAGTTACAAAAACGGACTCGGCAAACAAATATGTGGAAGATTTATTCCATCTGTTAAGAGTTTTTGTGTTAATCAAGTATTTAATTTTGTAAAGAAGATAGAATCATGGAAGTAAAAGTAAGACGAATAGCAAAAAAGGAGACGTACACAATAGGTAAGATGTACGTCAACGGCGAGTATGTCTGCGACACTCTTGAAGACAAGGACAGAGGTCTGACTTCTAATATGTCGGTTGCGCAGATATGCGGAGTTAAAATCAAGGGCGAAACCGCCATGCCGACGGGCAGATACCTCGTAGACATGAAGACGGTATCGCCAAGGTTTGGAGGTCGGGCGCAGTACCAGTTCTGCAAGGGCAGACTACCGCGACTGTGCAATACACCTGGCTACCAAGGTGTGCTGATACACTGTGGCAACACGGCGAAGGACACGGAGGGCTGCATCCTCGTCGGCGAGAATAAGGAGAGGGGCAAGGTGCTCAACTCAACGGCAACGTTCCGTAAGGTGTACGCGAAGCTGAAGGCTGCGGACGAGAGAGGAGAGCAGATTTATATCACAATAGAATAAAGGAGGCGAAATGGATACAGTATTGCAGATTATAACGTTGCTTGTAAGCAGCGGCATCGTCGGACAACTCCTCTACTACAACTCTCGGAAACGAAAGGAAGCTGCGTCTGCGCAGAAAGACGAAGACGCGAACGCAATGGCTTACGCTCAAGAATGGCACAACCTTTACAACCATGAGCATGAGGAGCACATGGAGGAGCGCACAAGACTCAATAACAAAATAGACTCGCTCTACGACGACATTGGCAAGCAGCGTGCGACCATCCGTCAGCTCAAAGACGATAAGAACACGCTTCTTATGAGAATGCGCGAGCTCCAATGGAACGAGTGTACGATAAATGGGTGCATGAAGCGAAAACCGCCACGTGACTATGGGAGAGAAGAAACGGATTAATAATAATGTCAAAAGTAAAAGTGTATGGATATAAGAGGAATACTGATGTTGCTGAGCTGCATCATATTGGGAGCAACAACGCTCTTTATTTTCTACAAGGCAGCGCAGCTCGATATGGTCGATGAAGGCTACGACGAGATTAAGCGAAACCGACAAGGCGCAATCGGTTGGTTTGTGGCTTCGGTGTTCGTAGGCGTTCTTGCACTGCCAGTAATGGTGCTGCGTGAGGTTTATCAATGGAAGCGTTATAAGCTACCGAGTATTGAGTGGGACGATATTTGTCGCTACGGCTTTACTATCATCGTTGGCTCGATGCTGCATCTGCTCCTGCTTGTGGTAACGAGCTGCACAACTCCGAAACCTGTTGTGTTGGAGCGAGTGATTAACAAGACGGACACGTTGTATAAGACCACCCACAAAGCCGATACGTTCCGCATACATGACTCTATATATGTCGAGAGTTACATGATAGGAGATACAATATACAAGACAAAGAACGTGTACAAATGGCGTGACAGGGTGAGCGTTAAGACGGACACGATATACAAGTCTATCCTGCGAGCAGACTCGATACCAGTGCCGGTGCCAGTTGAGCGTAAGGCTACATGGTGGGAGCGGACGCAGATGTTCGCAGGAAAGATAGCGGTCGGAGCGGTGGTACTATGTTTAATCTCGCTGCTGCTTTGGCTGATACACAGAAAGAGATAATATGTAGATTGGTTAGTTATTAGTTTTTAGTTTAAGGTAAATTGTTTTTAGGAGCCTTGCCCGTCCGTGATGGATAGGCAAGGAGTTTAAGTGAACTACCCATGAGCTAAAGACTTGCGTTTTTTACTGTGTTTAAATAAATATAAATAAAGACAACAAAACATACAACTTTGAAAATAAATGACTAACTTGCATCGAATAGAACTAACAGACATTTTACGTCAAACCAAAAAATCACTATGAACGAGGATGATAAAAGGATGTTTCTTGCTCTTGTGAAGGGTAAGGACATATCGGAAATTATGTCTTTGCTGGCAGAGTCCGGCAATCAGTATTCACGCAGAATACTACGGTTCTTCCGATGGTTCTGCAAGTGGGTTCCAATACTCATAATGACGGCGCACATGTACGGTGTGTTTGACTTTAGCCGCAATCCAAAGGAGATGTTTGAGGTACACAAGGCGAACTATGCGTGCTATGCGTTCATCTATATCATGGTCTATATAATGCCAATGGTTATAATTCTTGCGTCACGCTTCTTCTGGCTGTGTTGGAAGTATCGCATACCGTTCTTCTACTTCTTCGGTGTCAACTCCATACATCTTGTATATTGGAACTGGTACACGACCAACGAGATGGTAATGGCGCACTTTGCAATCATGGCGTTCACGTTATTGCTGTATGTCTACGGAGCTGTCGACTGGTTTTGCTGTAAATCAAAGCTCGGCAAAAGAATGTTCAGTTAAAAAGAAATGCTATGAGAAAGATTTTCGGCTATAAGTTGCTTGGTACGCTGTTGCAGTCGCTCGCTAATTCGTGCTTTAAGGCAGACGAGCAGCAGCGCAACGGCGAGAAAGTGACGGCTTGCGGTATGAGTGATGATGATATAGAAACGCTCTGCCAGGACATACTACCGAATATGCTCAACCCGATGATGAGCGCAGAGGAAGTAAAGGACAGACTTTGTGTTAGCGATGCAACGCTCAATAGAATGGTAAAGCGCGGCGAGATACCGAACGGCGAGTGCAAAAAGCGCGGACACACACGATACTGGAAGAAGTGGGACATTCTTCACTTTTTAAAACATAAGAGAGGCAAGTAAAGAGGCTTCTCTTTTTTTGTTTCCATTTCTTTCCAATTCTTCAAACATTGGAAAGAATATTTTACAACGTGATAGTACCGACTATCACCTTACACATCTGATTATCAGCATAATACAAAATCTTTGAGCGTGTTATAACATTATCCGTCGTAACTCGCTAACTTTGCGGTGTAACGTTACAATAGTGTTTAGTCAACTAAGGTAAAATTTTAAAAAAAGATTGTATTATGTCTGAGTCAAAAACTTATGTATTCGGCAATGAAGGTAGCGGACAGGGTGGCATGATGAGTTTGCTCGCTCCTCTGCTTCAACAGAGAGGTCTTGACCCTAATCTTCTCCTTGCCATGAACAAGAACGGCAATGGTTGGGGCGACGGCTTCATGTGGGTAATTTTCCTATTCTTCCTCATGGGTTGGGGCGGTAATGGTTGGGGTGGTTTCGGCAATGGTCGCGCAGGCGGTATTGCTAATGAAATCAACAACGACTACGGTCGCTCGCTCCTCATGGATGCCATCGGTGGAAACAGAAACGCTCTAAGCAACCTTGCTACACAGCTTAACTGCACCGAAGGTCAGATACAGGCGGCTATCTCGGCTCTTACCTCGCAGGTTCAGGGTGTGGGCAATCAGATCGGCATGAGCGGTATGCAAGTTATCAACGCTCTCCAGCAAGGCAACATGCAGATTGCACAGCAGCTCGCTTCTTGTTGCTGCGAGAACAGACTTGCCACATGCCAGCAGACCAACACCTTGCAGAATTCTATCAATGGCGTTGCAACAAGTCAGGAGCGCGGTTTCTCAAGTATTGCCAACACTATCCAGAACAGCACACAGCAGATTCTTGACGGACAGCGTGCCGCAGAGCTTCGAGAGATGCAGGACAAGTTAGACCATCTGCGTGAGGAGAACTCAACGTTCAAGTCGTCGGCTATGACAAGTCAGATTGTAGGTCAGGCGGTCGCTCCTATCAATGCGGTGTTGGCAGGTTTGCAGCAGGAGGTTGCAGGTATCAAATGCAAAATGCCCGAGACGGTGACGTTAAATTACGCACAAGCAACCGCCGTTCCAAATTGTGTAGCAGCACAGATGGGTCTGTACGGCTTTAATGCCCTTAATAACGGAGGGTTCTGGGGCTAATCTATATCGGTAGATTGAGAGTTCTTTGACTTATTGATAAGAGATTTATAATCGGAGGTGTACATCCATTCGTAACCTCTATGGCTACTCTGCAAACCTCTGCAACATTTAAATATACTGGCTGAGGAAAAACCATCTTTATGCGCTTCTGCCATAGACTCGTAGATATGCATTAATACTCCGTTTCTTAACTTGCAAACACTGATAGTTCTTTTGCTGTTTGTTATTGGATTTAACATATTTTGCAAATAGGTACACCATCTTAAATTTCTCGCAGTGTTATCTGTTCTGATTGTGTTAATGTGGTCTATACAGGGATAGTTGTTAGGATTAGGAACAAATGCTTTTGCTACAAGTCGGTGAATGTAGTGCTTATGAATCGTCGAGTTTTTTGCTAAAGAAACGTATTTGTAGCCATGAACAGAAGAGGGGTTTAAAATCTTTCTGCTATATGAAGACTTTATTCTTCCTAAAGAAGATATTTCATATAAGCCTTCATATCCTTGTATCGCCTTCCATACTTCACCTTCAAGTGAAGCAGTGTCGTACAGTTTGCGCGCTCGTTTCTTTCTTCTCCAATAAAGATTATCAACCTTGCAGTTGTAGAAATCACCATCTTTGGCTTCAAGTACGTAATTATTATCTGGTTGACAAAGAAAATGTTGGGCTACAAGATAAGGAATATGTCTTTTACTATCTTTGCCGTCTATAGAGAGTGTAACACTTGGTGTTTTTTCTCTTTTTGTTTTACTCGCTCTGAGTAAATGTGGTTGCTTATAAACATCCTGATAGCGATTGTTTACGTGTCGTTCCAAAGACGCAACTCTACCATAAGAAGACACCTTGTAAAGCCCTTCAAAGCCGATTATATCTCGCCACTCCTCACCATCCAAGGTGATACTTTTAAGAAATTCTTGATTGTTCATAACTGTCAACTATTCAAAACGTGTCAACTTGAAAAATGGGAAGAGGCGTTGACATACCTCTTATCAATGAGTTAATTACTCTCATCTATCCCGATATAAAGTTAATAATTAATTTTCAAATAAAGAAATTATTATGACATTAATTTGGAATAACCCTTTCAATTGGGTCAACAGAAGAGGGTCGGCAGCTATCGGTTCTACCGGTGTGTCGGTAGGCGCAAACGGTGTGGTATTCTCATTCAGAAACCACGCCTTCTTGAACGCCAATTACAGAGGTACGGTATTCGTAAATCTGCGACAGGCGATACCGACGGGCACAACGACCACGCTGCCGATACTCTTTGAGACCAACGGCGTAACGCAGGCTGTCACCAAGTTCGGAGGTGCAGCTCTTACGGTTGCCGACGTAGCCGGAACTGGCGTATATCAGCTCTGGTTCGAGAGAGATACTAACACCCTTCAGCTAATGACGGGTATTGTTTAACAACTAAATTGCGAATTGTATGTTCAGTGGACTAAGAACAAACAGCATATTCTATGTGCTTGAGAAAGGTGAAGAGCCGACATTAAAAATTGGACAGGTGGTAAGCGTAAGTAATCCGCAGCCGAAGTTCCCCACCTATCAACCAGGGCAGTTTTCTGCGCAGCCTATGGAAACGGTTGTGGATGTGAAAGTAAAGCTACCCGACGGCGAAGCAGAGTTCAAGCAACTGCCTTCAAACGGACAGATTGCCAACTCAGGCGACGTGGTAGTAAGCGAAAGTCGCGAAGCGATGATTGCCGAAGTAGAAGCGATGTTACGACACTCGCAGGAGGTGCTTGCAAGCAAGGACTATCACGAAAAGGTGGTGTGCAACTGCGAGAAGATAATGTGTGTTCTCAATCCTCAGATAGCCAAAGACAAGGAGCAGGAGCAGAAAATATCTCAGCTCGAAAGCAAGGTCTGCGGCATGGAGGGTACTTTATCAAACATAGAAAGCATGTTGCAAAAGGCACTGAAAAAGTCAAACAGCAATAACTAAAATGCTTGAGCTATGTATATGATTGAAATCACAGAGAACAAGATGGGTGAGCTTGTTGAGAACGTTGAGAAATGCTTGCGCTATGGCGGCAAGGCAATGGCGTGTCTTGACAGCTTGCAGCGTGGCGAAGGTCGATACGGTGAGCGTTCACCTATGCCCGATTATCGCGATGATTGGCGATACGAGAACGAACGCCGTGAGTGCGATATGTACGATGATGACGATGACGGTCGCTACGGAGAACGACGCGGCGGTTATCGCGGTCGCAGACGCTACTAAGTAATTAACCTGACTGGTGGGGAGGTTCGCTTCCCTGCCAGTCCCTTAAAACCTAAATATTATGGGAAGATGTAAGATGCCTTTGGATATGTACGACTTGAAGCCCGAAGGAATGATAGCATATCTAAGATACAACGGCTATCACTTCAACAAGAAGATGTGCGAGTGGGCTGTCAAGCAAATGCGAATGATTAGTCCAACTACAGGCAAGGAAGAACGTTTGGAGATGCTGTCAAAAGAAAAGATCGAGGAGATGTTGCAAACGAATGGCTTGCAGCTTGAAAACCTCGTCGGCTACGACCATGTATATGTAGCCAATATGTGCAAGGCAGACTTCTGGGGCAAGTCAATAAAGGACGAGCAACAAATGGCGCAGTATGTAAAAGATATGGTTGATGATACAGACCAGAAGGACGGCTTCATCTTCAACCGCTTTTATGCCGACTGCTGCCACAACGGTATGCCTATACCTTGGGAGGACTTGTTATGATTAGGCGTGATATAAGGCTCGACAAGTACGACTGGGATGTGCGTTGCTTCATTGGATATGACAGCGGCGACGCGGTGCATCTCTGTAACGAGCTTATGACTATTGGGTGTGGCAGCGAAGCGACAAGCAAAGCCTACCGTCACTTCATAGGCGGTGGCGAAAGCAGAGGACTCACCTACTCCAACGTTAAGGACAAGGTAAGTGTGGTTACTATCGGGCACTCCGAAGAAGAAAGCGAGATGGTGAATACAATCGGTCACGAACTGCTGCACGTTACGGCGCACATCTGTGAGGCGTACGATATTGATATGAGCGGTGAGCAGGCTTGCTATATCATGGGAGAACTGTGTGAGAAGATATTTAATTTCTTTTGAATT